GCGCGGGAGTTTCTGGAATCGGCTATCGGTGACTACAATGCCATGTTTAAGGTTAACCATAGTACTGATGGCAACAACTTCCAGAACTACTATCGTGACCTCTCTGAGCGCGTCAAAAAGCAGGAAGTAGACCTGCTGATTGTGGTCGGGATGTTTCTGACCGGATTTGATGCCCCGACACTCAATACCCTGTTTGTGGACAAGAACCTGCGCTACCACGGCCTGATGCAGGCATTCTCCCGCACTAACCGGATTTATAACGCCACCAAAACCTTCGGGAATATTGTCACCTTCCGTGATTTAGAACAGGCCACAGTGGATGCCATTACCCTGTTCGGGAAGAGCAATACCCGAAGCGTGGTGATGGAAAAAAGTTATGACGAGTACATGGAAGGCTTCACGGACACGCTTACCGGAGAGGCGCGACGTGGCTTCACAGATATCGTGAGCGAGCTGGAGACGCGTTTCCCGAAACCCGCAGACATTGAGTCCGAAAAAGAGAAAAAAGCCTTCGTTAAGCTGTTCGGGGAATATCTTCGGGTAGAGAACATACTGCAAAACTACGATGAGTTTACCACGCTGAAAGCGCTGCAAACTGTTGACCTCAGTGACCCGGTAGCCGTGGAGGCGTTTAAAGCCGGGCACTATCTGGATGATGAGGCTTTCGCTGTGCTCCAGACTGTACGCTTACCCGCTGAGCGTAAAATTCAGGACTATCGCTCCAGCTACAACGATATCCGTGAGTGGCAGCGCCGTGAGCGTGATGCAAACACCAAAGACAAAAACACCGTTGACTGGGATGATGTGGTCTTTGAGGTGGATTTGCTGAAGTCTCAGGAGATTAACCTCGATTACATTCTGGGGCTGATTTACGAGCATCATCAAAAGAGTACGGATAAAGAGACCCTGAAAGAGGAAGTTAAACGCTTAATCCGCGCCAGTCTGGGGAACCGTGCGAAAGAGGGGCTGATGGTTGATTTTATCGAGCAGACCAGTCTCGATAACATACCGGGTAAAGAGGGCGTCATTGAAGCTTTCTATACCTTTGCACAACAGGCTCAGCAGCGCGAAGCCGAGGCTCTCATCAAAGAGGAGAACCTGAATGAGGAGGCTGCCCGGCGCTATATCAGAAACTCTCTCAAGCGCGAATACGCCACGGAGAACGGCACAGCACTGAATGAAACGTTGCCAAAACTCAGTCCGCTAAACCCGCAATACAAAACCAAGAAAAAAACCGTTTTTCAGAAGGTGTCCGCCTTTATCGATAAGTTCAAAGGTGTCGGCGGAAGCGTCTGATATCACACAGGAGGCTTCGGCCTCCTGATTTTGTTCTCAGGGCTTCTCTCTGCAATGGGAAACCATATTGAATAATTGTGCTGTAGGTGATCAAGTAATTTGCGAACAAGTGTCCAACTTATTTGCTAATAGGGGATCAGATAAATGCGAATGCACAGGTATTGGCAAAGCGTATGGAGTCTCTTGGTGCCTTGACAATGCCGAAAAATAGGCTCTCACTTAAACACAATTGCTACAAGATTAAGCTAAAGAATGACGGTTATCGTCTGGCCTATACGGTCAGAGACGACGAGAACGGGGAAGTTAGCGTTGTTGCCGTGGATAGACGTGATGAAATTTACAACGAATTGAAGAAAAGGCTTGATGCTGATGTTTGATAGATTATCCCCAGAGCAAATTCGCGAGTTCCTGCTGGAACAAGGGTTTTTGAGAGTACGCCAGCTCGAAGACAGTAGTTGGATCGGTGTGCTAAGGCTTGCTTTTACAACGTCGGTCTGTATGGATATTGACGAATTTTCGCCCTTTCGTTATCGCTGGTGTTTCGCTGACCCAGCAGAGGCAAACCACTTTTTCGAGACGGCCGTAGATTATGACGAAGCGCCGACGAAGCGCGATTCGTTGAAGGGGCACCGGTATCGTGGTGAGCCGCTTCTGCGTGAAAAGGATGAGTTCGGCTTTGATAAGTGGTAAAAACTGTGGTTTTACTTGCACTGCGCTACAGTATAGAATGACAAGCGTTGTACATAGCCAGCAAAATGCGGGCGGTAAAAATTATGAAAGAATCAATCACAAAAATTGCAATGGTTTTGGCGCTTGCCTTATCCGGGATAACGCATGAATCGTGCGCTAAAGAAACTGTATGCGCTCAGCACATCGTTGCCCCTGGCATCGGCGTATCGTTCAGCGAGGAAGTTATGTCAAACATCAATAAGATGAATGAGGTAACTGCAGAAGGTCGTGAACTTTACGCGAGAATTGATGAACTTGCAGAACGCGACTATGAAGCGGCAAAAATGGCTGCTGAGGGGATGCGTGCAGACATCATCGGAGCCTTGGCTATTGCTGAATTTTTATTCCAGGCACTGCCAGATGTTTCGGTGATCCGTTCATTCCCCAAAGACTCGATGCAGTACAAACTTTGCAGAGCGGTCGCAGAAGCACGACACAATGCAAAAAATCTGGACAACCTGTTAAATCAGATACTGAACGTCAGCCCGTATCGTGAGTCAAACATCAACCACGATGCACTGACATTACTAGCGGAACGTGGTACAAGGGCTGCGGCTAAATGGCATTGATTGTCGAATTTAACCCGGATACAAGATCCGAGTTTTTAGACCCAACTTTCAAAAAGTACCCCGATTTAGAAAGCCAACTCAAAGCCGAATTTATTTATTGTAAGACGAAAAACGTCACAACGAATATTTTCGGCAACGATGCCATTTTCACTTTCCCCTCTTACGCAGTAGAGGCACAGTTGTCTCGCGTTCATATCAAGCTGCCGAGCGAAGCGCCGTGGCCCCACGGCATACCCGATCGTCAAAAGAAAAGTAACACTTACCTGGTTTACGCCCAGCATATGTGGAACCTTTCGAGCTATTCCATTCTGGCTCTTGTAACTCCAGCGCATGACCTAATGAGTGCAGCAAACACTCAACTAATTTCTCGCTTTTCAGCCTACGCAGAGGCTTTTCACTCCCGTTAATCTGCAAGACAGAGTCCCATAAAGACCATCAGATTTCATCAAAACGCCCTTTTGTGATTCCATACCTATAGAGTATGGAATCACAGGAAAAAAACGGTTATTCTGGGTTGACCTTATAGCTAAAATACCGTTAAATACTGTATATACATACAGTTACATGGAGGCGGCGATGTTAAATTCGTTCGAGATCGATAAAGCTTTGGAAAATTGTTCTGCTGAAACAGTTCAATATCTCCAGCGCTGCCAAACCATGACCGGCTCACAAATGATGGCCATGGATGCCGATTCGAAATTCAGTGAAGCCTTTATGTTTTTCACGCGTTTATCACTCCTTGTGACTCGGCGGCGTCCTGAGCTGGGTGTTCACTGCATTCTCATTCACGCCATGCCGGTTATCGGCGACAAAAAAGTTTCGGACATCAACCGCCTCACAGTTAACAGACTAATTAATGCCTTGGTGTTGGATGGCAAGTTAGTACAAAGCCGGCGCGTTTTTTCTGTTTTAAAACAGTTCCTTGGGTGGTGTGAGTTCCAGGGCGTGATCGAGACTTCCCCACTTGGAGCGATGTCTCTTAACAAAGTTGCTGGCGGACTGAAGCCAAGACCTCGGGAGCGTGTGTTGTCGGATGATGAGCTGGAAAAATTTTGGCACATGTGGGACTTTGCCGATGTTTCAGAGAGCACGCGTTGGGCCGCGCGTTTCGTGCTCTGCTCAGCCAGACGGCCGGATGAAGTGCTCCGGGCTAAACGAGCTGAATTCGATCTCAATAATGATGTATGGAATCAGGGTAGTAGGAATAAGTCTGGTCGTGAACATTCACTACCCATTAGCCCCATAATGAAGCTGTGCATTAATAAAATGATGGCCGCAGCCGGGAATAGCGAGTGGCTAGTTCCCTCCCCAAAGAATGAGACGAAGCCTGCATCCAAGGTTCTGATAGCTCAGGCATCAAGAAGAATTATGAGTAGAGATTATCTTTCCGATAACATCCCGGCCCCCTTCGAAATCAGAGATTTACGAAGAACGGCCAGAAGCACACTCTCTCGACTTGGTGTAGAGCAAGACGTGGCTCGTAAAATCATGAACCACAGTCTTGAGGGAATAGATCGCGTCTATGACAGACACGACTATCTTGACCGAATGTCCGAGGCAATGTCAGCATACTCTGAATTCTTAATTGAAACATGTAAGATCAATCAGTAATACCTAACTTACTCTTCAGAGCATCATTTTCATTCTTTATTTTTTTAACAAATTCATAGATTTCGGGGAATCTCTCGGATAAGTACATCATCATAAAATCGTCTGGCGGCGCACCAACAGCTCTCGCGAATGGGATGACCTTGTCTAACGAAAGATGAGCACGGCCAGATTTGATGAGAGAAATGTTGTTAGCGTTCTCAAATCCAACTTCTTTTGCAATCTGAGCTTGTGTTTTGCCACAGGTGAGCATCGCTGCGGTCATAAACGGACGGTAACGCCCTTTGGGTTCGTACATGTTATAGTCTGCCTTGTATTGAATTATTTTAGTAAGTAAGTAACCATATACTATTAAATCATTTTAGTAAGTAATCACATATTTACGTATTGTTCAAGACTAAACCACTAAACCAAAAATGTAAACCCACACCGCCAACTTTGGGCTACGGCGCTAAATAACCACAAAATAGAATAAAAATCAATAGGCTAAGTCTGCTTTTTTGATGCAAATTTGTTGTAATCTTAAAAAAATAATAGTAACTTTGACATGAATCATTTAAGACATACTAATAAGCAATAAACTATTTAATGGTATTAACATGAATGCAATTTTGAACTGGATGTCGACGGCGACAAAACTATCAGCAATATCTTTGAGTGACCAAATCGGAGCCGACATCATTTGCGAACTGGGCGCGAAAGATGGACACATAGCAGGCTCCGATGATCTTTTTTTCCATATTAATCATCTAGATAAAGATTTCGCTTTAGTACAGGGAATTTCGAACTACACTCTCATTTGCATTCACACCAACTAAGATTTACCCTTCCTTTTTGGCTTTATACTTTCATTGATTGTGATTATCATACCCATAAATAATAAGCATTTATTTATGGGTATGTCATGAAAAAGACTTCAGTTAAAGATATCACTAAGTTTCGCGAGGCGATTAAAAACGTCGTTTCAATGCTGGTAGCACGCAACATCCCCGTCATAGAACGTGGAGATAAGGCATATGTTGAATACAACAAAGCCGGCGAACCTCTCTGCATCTGCATACCATCAATACCCGACGACGCCAGCGACAAGTTCCTGATGGCGGTACGCGGATTCATCGATCACGAAGTCGCTCACGTCCTTTTCACAGACAGTACGAAAGCCACCAGCTTCGTCTGGAACGCCGTAGAAGACACCTTCATTGAGCGAAAAATGGGGGAGATGTTCAAAGGCTCCAGAGCAAACCTCATCAACACACAAAAGCATGTCATCGATACGGTTTTCATTCCTAAAGAAATGGAGGCCATTGCTGAAAAGCTGGGCGATCAGACCCGTATGTTTATGGAGTTCTATCTGGTTCCCGTGCTGCGTGCTTGGAATGATCAAACGCCGTTCATCGACTACATGGAAGACCGCTGGGAGCGCGTTAAAGAGCCTGTATCAATCCTGATTAAACATGGCGTCGATAAGATGATCCCCAAAATATGCAGCACGAGCGATAGTGTGGCAGTGGCCTCGCTAATTGTCCGACTACTGGTCGACAAGCCAATGGAAAGTGAAGACCCAGGTGAATCAAAGGAAAATGGGGAAGGTAAAGGAAAGTCTTCAAGCGAATCGTCTAATGACGATTGCGGTGATGGCGATCTACCCTGGCATGGCGATGATGAGCCTGAAGATAGTGAGGAAAAGGATTCCCCAGGATCAGTTGATAACGAAGAGGGGGAAACCGAATCGGCCGACGACGGAGATGGCGGCTCTTCACAGTCAGAAGAAGACAAAAAGGCTGATGGTATCGGAGACGAACCTGGCGACCCGGAAAGCGGAGCGAGGGATATACCAAAACCAACGAAAGGTGATCTGGAAAAGCTGGAGTCAACCAAACTTCCAAAAGGCGCCATGGATATGTCTATGGAAGGGGCAATGAAGATGATTATTTCCAGCGAATCCGAATTGTCGACCGGCTATCGTCCGTATGAGCGCACTTACGACTTTATGGGGAGGCTTGAGCACGCATCGGAGTTCTTCAGAAACGTTCTGGCCACTTCGCCGAAAGGGTTCCACATGTACGGTGACGCTGATAACTACATGGTGATCCCAAAACATGAGGCCGTCTTCAATAAGAATATTAAGCCTCTAATTGGCGATGACATCGTCGCGACACTCGCTAAAGACCTTGAGCGAACGATAGCCAGCCAGAACCGCAATCAGTTTGTTCCAGGTCAGCGTCGCGGCCGACTGCATGGCCCAAGTCTGTATCGCCTGTCCGTCGATGATGACCGAGTTTTTCGCAAGCTGGAGGTCAAACGCGCGGTCAACTCATGCGTGCAGATTGTTATTGATATGTCTGGCTCCATGAGAGGGCAAAAAATCAAGACAGCTTGTGCAGCAGCCTACACACTGGCGGATGCATTGGCGCGTATCAACGTGAAAACTATGATAACCGGCTTCACAACATCTTCTCTGGCGATGCCTGGGAAGTCCGAGTTTAACCGCTCTGAAGCGCTTTTTCTGCCAATTATCAAGGGGTGGGAGACGCCGATATCCAGCAAACAAACGATATGCAACCTAGGTGCTCTCGCAGGTACGATGATACTGGCTGAAAATATCGATGGAGAAAGCATACTGGCCTTGCTTCAACATTTCTCTGGCCGCCAGGAAGATCGCAAAATCATGATTGTGCTTAGTGACGGAAGCCCAGCGGCTCAGGGGCGTGGTTTGACTGGCCACCTGAAAATGGTCACAAAACAGATTGAGCAGGATACCGATATCCATCTTCTAGGGATCGGGATTTTGACAGACGCTCCGCGTCACTTCTACCGCGACAACATCTGTCTGAACAATGTTGGTGATTTAGCCGAAACGCTCATCAAGCAAATGCAACGCCTACTTTCGTAGCCGTTTTTTTGGGCAAGGATGATAAGTAAATACTTATTTCCTTGTCTGTTATATATAAGTATCATTGACACATCAGAACTACTTCAAAAGGAAAACACATGTCGGTCGAATTGCAGAACAAAACAGTCGCTGAACAAGAAAAATCTCGCGAGATCGAAGAAAAGCCTATTTTGTGCAAATGGTGTGGCGGCGAGACCCATCATGTCGGTTCTCATTTCATTGGAAAAAAATGCTCTAGCATCCCGAAAGAGCACGAAAACAAGACGCCTAATGAATTGATGAAAATCTATGTTGCTGCATTTCCTGAAGCCCCGACTATGTCTGCAGCTGCCGCCAAACGTCTGAAAGAGCACCAGGTCAAAAAGAAAGAAGAGCCATCTGTGACTCACGTCGGATATGCCGGTTTCGAAGACTACATGGTCGAAAAGGTTGCAGTGCATGAAATACTCGGTCTCGATGCTGACTTATTGAAGACGGCATCTGGCGAACCTTTGCGCATCACCGTAAACATCAACAAACCATTCCCGGAATTCGTGCCAAAAGCGAATCCTGACTATGTGTTCGGCGACATCGAGTTGCTTAAAGACGTGCTTATGATGATCGAGATGCGTATCCCTGGGTATCTATGGGGTCACGCAGGAACCGGCAAGAGCACGCTACCAACTCAGCTTTGCGCTCGACTAAACCGCCCTATCATCCGTGCGCAGCACACCGCGTCCACTGAAGAGTCGCATATCTGCGGGCAAATTCTTGTGCGCAGTGGTGCGACTTATTTCGAGCCAGGTCTTCTGGCAAGTGCAATGCGTAACGGGTGGGTTTATCTGGCAGATGAATATGATTTCGCGTTCCCGCAAATCCTTGGCGTTTACCAGCCAGTGTTGGAAGGCGAACCACTGATCATCAAAGAAGCGACCCCGGAGTGGCGCTACGTCGAACCGCATAAACGATTCGCTTTCATCGGAACTGGCAACACCAATGGTTCCGGTGATGAAACTGGATTGTATCAGGGCACGAATATCCAGAACGCAGCTAACTTCTCTCGTTTCGGCATCGTCTCACACGTCAAGTACATGGACAGGTCTCATGAGTCCGCGATGCTGGAGAAAATGGGTTTACCGAAAGTGTACGCGACCATGCTTATCGATTTCGCAACCCGAATCCGTAGCGGGTATGAGGCAGGAAATATTAGCCAACCCATCGGGCCACGTGAACTGCGCAATGCAGCAGTGATTGGAATGGCGCACAAAAACTTCAAGAAAGGCGTGACGAAGTCTTTCATCAATAAATTACCGTCCACCAGCGCGGTATCCGCAACCGAGATAGCGCAGCGCATCTTTGGTGATGAATAAAGGTTGCTTTGGCTCAGCATTGACAGCCTCGGAAAAAAGCGAGATCTGCGCCCGATGTGGTGACAGATCTCGCTGTCATGATGAAGCCCGTAAAAACATTGAGGCTATGTTTGGGAAGTTTGTCGGATTCCCGATTGACAGCGTTAAAAATAAAAAAAGAACCACGAAGGAAAGCACATGAAGGCATTAATGGTACGCACCGATTTTTCTCTTGGTGAATCGGCGCTGAAAGCAAGCCGCGTAGCGAAGGCTGCGAAAGAGTTAGGTTATTCAGCCATTATCAGCGCAGACACAATGAGTCTGGCTTCAATCATCCCGCTGCAGCAGTCGGCTGGTGATGACCTGGCTGTTATTTGCGGCGTCCGTCTGGTCATTAGTGACAATCCGCTTTATGAAGGCATGGTCAGAAAAGCCAAAGAGGAAGGTACAGAGATTCCGGTATGCAAGCCTGGTCGTCTGTACAGCTTCACAGCGTTGATAAAGAACGATGAAGGGTATAAAGATCTGTGTGAGCTGATGACGTTGGGCAACCGCCGCGAACAGTTTTACTTTTTCCCGCGCATCTCGTTGGAGCAGCTGGCCGAAACGTATTCAAAGGGCAACATCCTTCTACTGACGTCTGATCGCGATAGCATATTTCATCGGCAGGACTTCGTTAAAATCCTGACTAAATTGCTGGAGGTTGGTGGGCGTGGCAACTTCTACAGCGTTGTGTATCCGATTGCTACGCCTCTCTACGATCAGTTGAACATGAAGGCGATGAAGGTGGCTAATGCGCTTAAAATCGCCCCTGTTGCGTTCTATCCAGCTTATTACGAGAAAGAAGAGGACGCAGACCTGCGCGACATTGCGCATATGGTTATCAATAACATCAAAACGGATCAGCCATATCGTTTTCACATCCCACACCAGCGCGACAACTCAATCCAGAACCGCAAGCATTTGCTGGTTCGCTTGATGGAATTCTCGAAACGCATGGGTATCGAGGGTATTAGTTCCGCGATGGTTAACGAGACTCAGGACGAAATCATTGCGGCGTGCAGCTGGCGCTGGCATGAGATGCCGGTCAGTCTGCCAGTTATGGCGGAAGATGAGGGTGATTCGTTGACGCGAATGGCGGCAGAAGGATTGAAGCGTCGTTTAACAACGCTTGAATTTGGTTGGAAGCCACCAGCAGAGCAGTATCAGGTTTACATCAACCGTTTACGTTATGAGTTGAGTGTTCTGAAAAAGCTGGGATTTTGCGGCTACTTCCTGATGGTTGAAAATCTACTGTCATGGGCGCGTAAACAGGATATCCCGGTCGGGCCGGGTCGCGGATCGTCCGCCGGTTCACTTGTTGCGTGGGCGATTGGGATCACCAACATCGACCCGCTACGCCACGGTCTCCTGTTTGAGCGCTTCATCAACCCTGAACGTCTGGATTTGCCTGACGCGGATCTGGACTTTAGCCAGGCGCTCCGCCCCCGCGTTCTCGAATATCTTGAAGAGCATTACGGCGAAAAATATGTGGCTGGCATTCCAAACTTCTCTTATCTGGGTATGGCGTCGGCACTACGTGACACGGCACGTATCTACGGCGTGTCTACCGAAGATATGGCGGTATCTAAGCAGTTGAAGCAATTCGATGATGAGGGATTATCTCTTGAAGAGACTCGTGAGCAGCTGGGCGCCCTCGACAAATACGCGAAAGCAAACCCGGACGCATTCGACGCCGCGTGCAAACTCCAGTCACTGATGCGCAGCTATGGTAAGCACGCCGCGGGTGTCATCGTTTCTGGCGTACCACTGACTGAGCGAACACCAGTTGAATTACGCAACGGGGTGCGCTGTATCGCGTTTGACAAGCGTTTCTGTGAATCTATGGGGCTTATCAAGCTGGACGTGTTAGGGCTGGCTACGCTCGATCTACTGGCTCTCGCTAAACGCTACATCAAAGAGAACGAGGGGATCGACGTTAACCTCGACGCAATCCCTCTCGATGATAAACGCGTCCTTGAGGGTATGGCGTTGGGTGAAACAACTGGCGTGTTCCAGTTCGAGTCTGGCGGCATGAGAAACCTGCTTAAAAACCTTGGAAGCGGCATCAAACCAATGTCGTTTGAAATGGCCGTCGCCACTACCGCGCTATATCGCCCAGGCCCAATGCAGTCCGGCATGATGGATACCTACGTCAGCGTTGCGCGTGGTTATGAGGACGCTCACTCACTTCACCCAAGCCTTGACGAATTGACCAAAGAAACCAACGGGGTTTTGGTCTATCAGGAACAAATCATGAAAGCGTCGCAGATCCTCGCCGGCTTCTCTCTGTCGGAAGCAGATATGGTAAGGAAGGCGATTGGTAAAAAAGACATCGAGAAGATGAAAAAGATTGGTGCCGACTTTTCAGATCGTGCGCAGCTTGGTTGGTTGGAAGTCCAGACTGACGACGGCCAGATTGTCACTGTTCATCGCGCCGCGCTTCATCCGTGCTCTGATGGTAAGAAGCGCACTGTCGAGCAAGCCATGAAAGAAGATGCCGACATTATTGAATTTGACACCTCTAAGTAATAAGTAAAATGTGAAAACAAGTTGTTTTTTAGTTTCTGAAAACAACTTGTTTAATGACAAAGGAAAACACATGAAGATTACTAAAATCATCTCAGAGAAGCCCGGACTCAGCGAATCAAAAGCAAAAGAGGTCTGGGATGCTTTCGAGAAATTCGGGTCGTATGGCTTTAACAAATCACACGCCGTGGCCTATACCGCAATCAGCTACCAGGCAATGTATCTGAAGACTCACCATCCGGCTGCATTCTTCGCCGCCGCACTGACAATTCAGGATGATGAAAAACACCGAGCTGTTGTAAAGGATGCACTGGCACGCGGCGTTATTGTGATGCCGCCAGACATCAATCTCTCAACTGACCGCATCGAAATAGTCGAACTGAAGGATGGCCGGGCGGCGCTATATGCCCCCTTCTCAGCTGTCAAAGGTTGTTCTGAAAAAGGCAGCTTAGCCATTATGCGTGCTCGCGAGCGTGTAGGTGGTAAGTTTGAGTCGCGAGCACAATTCAAGGAAGCGATAGAGGCCAGACTTTGCAATATCCGAGTTCAGGAGGCTCTGGAAGCCGTTGGTGCATTTGCCAGTATTGAGCCTGGCAGCGAACCGGCGATGGCAGAATCCCGCCGCAAGGCTCAATCAGAGCTGATGGGAAGCCTCATTATCGATGCGGTAAAAGTGAGTCGCCCGTTCGAGATGAATCCGAAACGCCAGGCAGAAGTGTCGATGTTGATGGAAGAGCTGCGTAAAGAGGTCGGGGTGGGCGAAGATCTGGTTACTCCGCATATCGGCGTATCGCCAAAAATAATGATTATCCTCGACACAGCAAACGGCAACGATATCAGGACGGGGATCTTCATGGAGAACGGCTACGAAGATTTTAAGGCGAAAATGCTCGTTAATGGCGATCTGCGCATGAGCGAGGTGTACGTTACCGGCGTCATTAAGCAAGATAAGAAGTTGCCACTGTCCCGCGACGCAGAGAACACCTACATCGAGTTTATGAAGAAAGAGCTTGAGCTGGTTAAACCAACCTACGTCCTGACGTGTGGTCGCCTATCGGCCAGTCTCTTCAACGACAAAACCAAGGCAACGGATTTGGTCGGACGTAAGGAATACTTTGGCGCAATGGACTTGACCGTGTTTTACGGATTCAATCCGGGCATACTTCACTTCAGACCGGAAGAAGGTGAGAAATTGGAACTTATTATGGAAGACATTAAGGAAGCATTGTCATGAGCGAGGTTACAGTGTCACAGGAGTATATCGATAAGGCAATTATCGCTCTAAATAAGTCAGCATTCTGGGAGTTCGCAGACTGTCCCGTCACCATTCGTCTCGCTATGCGGCAGGCGGAGCTTGATGGGCGCCGAGCGAATAGCGCAGCACGTAGCGCAGCAAAGATAATTCTGAAGCGCGTGCGCGACCCGATGGTTCGAGATTATGTCGCTGTGATAGCTAAATCAAGCAATGTCAAAAAACACCTTGCTGAGTTTGAGGCTTATCGAGACCGACTGATATCAAAGGTTGCGGAGGAATTTGTCGAGGTAGGTAAAGCGGCCAGCGTCAAAGACTACCGTCTCCAGCGTGCTCAGCGTATAGCCATTACCGGGCGGGGAGTCGGAAAAAGAACGCTGGCAGAAATGTACGTAGCCTAATTGTTCGTGTTAATATTTAAGCTCAAAGATAAGTAAGGATTTACTATGGATTTAACCATTCCAATGTTCGTTTTAGCCTACTTAATCGCTGGCATCGGTTTCGCGAAAATCTGGTCTGAAGCGGCGAGTTGCGGTGATGTTGAGCTGAAGATAATCGGCTGCATCTTCTGGCCGATTGGACTGTTTGTTAGCGCTTTCTGGAGCTGGTAATGGATAAGGCGATCATCAAAGAAGTGATGGATGACATCAGGCTTGATACGCATGATTTGGACGCTGTCTGGCGTCGTCAGCCGGAGCTTGTCGCCATTTATGGTTTTAAACAGGTTGAGGCTGAAAGCGCCGCGAATGCTGCAAAGCGAGATTTAGAATCCATCGAAGCACGTCTCTATTCGACGACGCGTGCCGGTCTGAGTTTCGACGGTGTGAAGATCAGCGAATCGACGATTGAAGCCAAAATAAAGTCGTCTCCGGCGTATCTTTCGGCTCGCCAAAAGTACGATGACGCGAAGTATCTCGCTGAGTTTTACAAGCAGGTTGTAAACGCACTCGGACACCGTCGAGACATGATCGTTCAGGCGTCTAAAAAGGCAATTTCCGAATACGAAAGAACAGGTGTTGAACGATTCAACGCCCCTAAAAATGTATCTTGATAATAAGTGATCGCTTATCTATCATAACCAAGTGCAATAAAAGCCATTAACAATAAAGGAAAACACATGTCCGCTTTAATGAACCTTCTGAAGAAAAGCCAAGAAGTTGCGAAAAACGCACGCGGCAATCGCGGGAACGATCTGCAAAAGATGCAACCAGGCGAAAACTACGTTCGCATCATCCTGAACAAAGACGACCCTGACAATATTCCATTCTCCCACAAGTACGGCATTCACTATGCCAAATCTAAAGGCGAAGATGGGAAGGACGTATACAGCGCTCATCTGTGCTTTCAGCATACCCATGATAAGCCGTGCGAAATGTGCGAAATGGTTATGGAAGCTAAAGCGAAGTACAAAGGCAACAAAGCCATGGAAAAAGTCATTGACGATATGCGTGCCTCTCCGCGCATGGCTGTTGTCGGCATGTGGTCTCAGAAAGAAGACTTCAGCGACACCGACAAGACTTCTCTCATCGATATGCCTATGTCCGTGTTTGACGACCTGATGGACGCCATTATGCAGGATATGAACGATGAGATCGGCGAGCCGCTGAGCCGCGAAAAAGGTTACGCGTATCAAATTACTCGCACCGGCTCTGGTCTGGACACTGATTACAAAGTCAAACCGATGCGTAAAAACAAAACAGCCGTTCCGGCTAAGTTCTGGGATAACCAACCGTCTCTGGAACAGTTTGTAAACCAGACCGATCCGACAAAACTGATGGCGACCTCCAAAATGATTGCTCGCGCGACCGGCATCGCACTGCCAGCGTCTATGGGTTCAAGCGCCGGCGCTCTGCCAACCCCAACCGGCAAAGCAGCTGCATCTCTTCCGGGCATGACCATTACCGGAGTTGATGACTCAACTGCCGAAGCCTCTTTGCTGGATAAAGAAGTTGAATACGCGAAAGAAGCCGTATTCGAGCCAGAAGAGAAAGAGGTAAAAGAAGTAAAAGAAGCGCCAGCAAGCGAGCCAGCAGCTGAGCCGGAAAACGAAGATCTGGATGACATTTACGCGCAACTTAACGCGCTTTCAATGTAAGCCAGCCGTTGATTTTAAAGGCGTCTTCGGACGCCTTATTTATTCGTGGAGAACAATGCCGTGAACATTTTAATAATCGACGGAAATAGCCTCGGTTACTACCACCAGCAGCAACCAAAAAAACTCCATAGCGGCGATATGGAGACCCACGCAGTGTTTGGTTTTATCACCAACATGCGCCGCTATGCTTCGCTTCTGAAGGCTCGACCAATAGTTCTGTGGGATGGTTTCAGCGATAAGCGTCGCGAGTTTTACCCGGACTACAAAGCCAATCGTGACGACAACGCAGAAATGAAACAGATGAAAGAAGGTTTTGCAGTCCAAAAGCCCTTCATCAAAAAAGCAATCACCTCGCTGGGTGTTGATCAGATTACTGCAATCGACGGTGAAGCTGACGATTTGGCCGGAATTCTGAAGAAGCGTTATGTTGCGTCGAAAGACGTCGAGCACATCTACCTGTTAACCGCGGACTCCGACTGGATTCAGCTGGTTGACGAAAAGGTAACATGGGTCAGTTTGCGCGAGGATACTAAGCATAAGCGCATCAATATCGAGGCGTTCCCTGAGTTGACTGGCTACCCAACGCCACGCGGCTATCTGGAAGGTAAAGCGCTGCAGGGTGACAAGTCGGACAACATTCAGCAAGTCGGTGGCATTGGTGACAAAGGCGCGATGGATCTGATTAACGAGTATGGCTCCATTGTTACGCTGGTTAAGGGGATTTGCGATGGATCTATTGTCATGGACAAAGGTCGCAACAAAACGGCAGTGAATAACCTGGCAAAGAACGCTTTCAATGAGAAAACCGGCTGTCGGATGCTTGAAGCGTTTATGCGGAATATTAAGTTGATGGATCTCATCGACACCAAATTCGCCCCGGAGAAGCTGGAGATTATTCGCGGTGAGCAAAGTCTGGAAGCATTTAAGCAAATCTGTATGCAGTTAAATTTCCAGTCAATCCTCAGCGATCTGGATGTTTTTGTCGTGCCGTTCGTTAAGCGCTGCGGGTTGGTGGCTGAATGATTGCGTCAATTATTACTGGAAAATCCACTACGCCGACCGCGCTGGCGAAGGAGTTAGTCTTCACCTATGGCGAGTATGTCGTGTCTGATTTTAACGCGTGCATCGTCGGTCACAAAATCGCTCTGACAGCGCGTGAAGTAGATATCGTGAAAGGCCATATTCTCACCATCATTGAGCGATCCGCAAAAATGATGAACTGCGACACCATCACATTTAACCGTGAACAAGCCGAAAAAGAAATCGGCTTAACTAAATAAAACCAAAGGAAAACACATGAAAAAGTCACCATTAGCAGTAGCCATGAAAAAACGTATCGGCGGAAATGATGAGATCCAGAAAGTCGAGCAATGGCTGGACACCGGTTTTCCCCCGTTAAACGAAGCCGTTTCTGGTGATCTGGAAGGCGGTCTTCCTTGTGGGCGTATTGTGGAGATTTTTGGACCTCCGTCTGCAGGCAAAACTTTCCTCGCAACCCGCGCGATGATTGCAGCGCAGAAGGTCGGAGGTATCGCCGTATTCCTCGATCATGAAAACAGTTTTGACGTTGGTCTGGCTGAAGTTATGGGACTTCAATCTGATGAAGATGAAGGTAATTGGGTCTATAAGCAGCCTGACACCTTTGAGGATGCCATCGACTTGACCGGGCAAATCTTGTCTCTGGTTCGCAAGGAGAGTCTGATCCCAGCTGAAGCGCCCATCGTCATTGTCTATGACTCGCTGGCCTCAATGGTTCCGCGCCAGAAGTTCGAGAAGTTCGAGAAGATGGCGGATGGCACGGCCAAAGAGAAAGACGAGCTGAATATGAACGACAACACGGCACTGGCTCGCGCGACTTCGGCAAATCTCCCAACGCTGGCTAAGTGGGCGCAGAAGTACAATGCCTGCCTCATTTTCCTGAACCAGGTTCGTACAAAAATGGGCGTCATGTTCGGAGACCCTACCACTTCACCAGGCGGCGACTCCCCGAAATTCTACGCTTCCGTCCGCATCAAGCTGGGTGGCGGTCAGTTGAAAGAAGGCGGCGATCGTGTTGGTCAGCTGGTTAAAGCAGAGTGCGTCAAAAACAAGGTGGCGCCACCGTTCCAGAAATGTGAATGGAACTTCTACTTCGACCCTTCGCGTGGTCTGGACGTCGTAGAATCGCTTGTAGAGTACATGCTTGATAAGGGATACATTCCGAAGACGTCCACCGGGCGCATCGAGATTGGCGACAAGAAGTATACAAAGTCCCAGATCGTCGATATGTACCGCGAGAAGGATTTGAGCGAAATCGTGAAGGCTATTAAGTCGATTCAGGCGAAGATGAAGTCAAAGGACGAATTAGAGCCAGCTGACGCGTAAATCACCAGAGAGCGACCTCAGTCGCTCTCTTTACTTCCCTTTCTAACACCAACTTTAGAGAAATGACCATACATTGCGCCAAGGCTGGCAAATGGAAATTTTTCGCCCATTTGAGACCGAATGTCCTTGCCTGTATATTCGCCAGATGCCCACATATCAGTACATACAGCTCTAAGTTGAACACGAGGATTTACCGGTTTCGGTTTAGGGGGCTTCTCACGAGGTTTTCTCGGATGCTCAGGTACGATGCCATTTTTCTTAAACCAGCGTCTAAGTGCGCCGACGTTTTTCATACCTAACTCGGGAGAGAGTTCATCAAAGATTTGTCGGGTTGTGTGCTGGCCGGCTTTCCTTAATTCCACGGCTCTTTCTCTCAAAATTGCTCGCGGATTCTTCGGAGCGTCGGTCGACTCCGAGTTTCTTACGTATCCATTTTGCCGGAACCAGAAAAGAAGAGATTCCTTGCGCTGTATACCCAGACGGCCTTTAAACATTTCAAGTAATTCGGGGGCGCTATACAGACCTGAAATCCATAACTCGGCAGCTTTATGCCTGTTTTCATTAATTTTTTCTTTGGACTTGGAGCCTCGGATCGTGCCTTGTGATGAAAGCCAATGAACGAGTTCAGCTGAAGAACTCATGCCCATTCGTTTTCCTAACACCATAAGGATCATGTCAGCATCAAAGGCCCCATTCTCCCATAGCTCAATGGCTTTTAACCCCGCCAACTCTCTGTCTGTCATTCGTCTTCCCGGCCGTTAAAACGATCATGGTATGCAGGATAAAAACAGGGTTCAACATGTTTTGCTTGATGATAAGTAAGCGCTTATCTATTATGTGTAAGCTTTTCAACAAGAGAAAACACATGACCACAAAACTGTATTTGAAAATCTGCGTCACGATCGGGTTTGCGATGACGATGGTAGGGTTAGTTATCCCCTATCTCATCTCTCAAAAAAGCGACATCACTGTCCTGATTGGCTTCGTGCTGATGTTCGCAACCCCCTTCGCTTCCTATAAAGCGGCTAAAAGCATTATCCATCAACTAATTCTCTTCACGGCACATTCACAGAGGTAAAAAACAGTGACATTGCAGAGTAATAGGTAAGTAGAAAGATAATTCTGTGACCGCGTAACATTTTTGATTCACCTCAATTAAGAACATAAGATAACAACTTGTTTATTACAACAAAGGAAAACACATGAAAGCCTTATTACACGTCCACGCTTCACTGAACTCTTCGTACTCCCCCTATTCCATTCTGGAATTTCCTGAAGGGACGGACGAAGATCAGCTTCAATCCTTGGCCATTAAATTTCTTCCGTCTCTTTACGGTGACGAGGAAACCGTTTTCGTTGACGAGGACGGTGTTTGCTGGAACAACGGAGAGTGTTGGTATATCGAGGACTTACGTCTCATTAGTGAAGAAGACGCGGCGCACTTGACCCGTATTCTGGGCATTTCCACGCTCTAAATAATAAGTAGACATTTATTTAATGAGGTGTAATATGCCGCTCCTGTATTTGACCACGTCGATTTTTCTGCTCTTTGATAGTGTTTTTGTTGGGAGTTTTCGCAAAGCACTGGCTCCCGTGAATGGTCGGATCATAGACGTACTCGTGGGCGTTTTTCTGGCCATCGCTTTAGGGAAGTGCTTCGCATCATGAAAAAGATTATTGCAGCCTCTATGATCCTCTTCTCATCCGTGGCGTTTGGAGAGAGTGAGACCGTCATGAAGTGCCAGATGAACATTATGCGTATAAGCAGCGGAAAAATGATCGGAGATCCGCATCAGTTGGCGGAGGCGATTCTGACAGCGGATACGCGACAGTTCTATGCTGTCATCGGTGAGCGAATCATCAGTTCACCAATACTTTCAGAGCAAAAAGGTGGTTTAGCCGCATACCAAGCTGGCGCCGCTTACTTTATGCGTAAAGACACCTTTGGTGTTATTTATGATGACTTCGGATATGTGTTTGATGAATGTGAAAAGGTTGCGTAATGAACAACATCGCTAACAGCATGGAAATTGAAAAAATAAGACCATACTGGCGTGCAAAAGGATTTACTCGCCCGGAAGACTTCTCAACAAGACTGGAGCGTGACGACTGCCAGATTGTGTACCGCTATCGTTCGTGGCAGATGATTGAAATCGGCGAGACAAAAGCAAAGGCTAAATCACATCGCCTCTACAACCTTCTGTCTTCAATCACCTGACATTAGATAAATTGTTAGTGGTTACTAACCCTTTGATATCAACATCTCACAGGTTAGTAACCACTAGGGGGCTAAATGGAACCCTCTAAAAATGAATCCTGATCGAAGTCACCGCTGACGGCATAGTGTACCGCTAACAGCATATCAATTACCGCTGGTAACATACATTGAGCCGCTGACAGCATATCCACAACCGCTGACAGCATACGAAATAAAAAAGCCCTCTATTCGAGGGCTTAAATTTGGTGTGAATAAACGATTCCAGACCTTCCTAATCACCGCTGACAGCATATCTAATAGTCAAATCACCGCTGGCAGCATACCATTTGCCGTTCACAGCATATATTGCACCGCTCAGAGCATATCAAAGCAACTTCAGACCGTTACTAAGTATCTCAATTAGCTTTATATTCTCAGGCGTCAAATCTGCAGAAAGTTCAGCTATCTTCTTGATCATGTTTTGTTTTACGACGTCCAGCTCGCCGCTCTCTTGTGGCCCTTCCACTTGCTCTGCAGGCTTCTCAGGCTTCGACGGTTTCTCTTCACCAATGACTTTAAGTTTCGGGTTGCGTCCATGAATCTGAATAAATACAGAGCGACCACGCTTCACCTCTGAGTAATCGAGGTAGCCAAGCTCTTTAAGAGACTTCAGACCGTTTCGAATGGTCTGATTTTGGGAGCTGATGCTTGAGCTATTCAGATTCAACCTCGCACGCAAACGAGCCAGAGATATTGGCGCCGGCCGCGCCGGAAGACTTTCAATGAAGGTGTATAGCGCCTGGGCGGTTTCTTTACGTGGAAGTTTGTTGATGACCTTCAGTTGGAGAAGAACTTTGTGGTCAAACCGGTATAGCTCTGACAGCTTTGGTTCGGCGTGAAATATGATGGTGTCATTTTTCTCATTGTAATCCACGCTATTCACCAGATGAACCATGAGCAGAGATATCTTGTTCGAGCCGTCCACGTTCTTCTCTTCGTATGTGCGCTGGAACGAAAGCGTTGTGCGCATTATCTTCAGCAGGCTGTTCGTAATCCTGTCTCGCAGCGTCTTGCGTATCTGGGAAGATGGATACCCACAGAACTTGGCAAACTTCGTGATGCTTAGCTCAACGCGCCCACTGGCCTCCCCATACTCGGCAAGTGATCGGACGACACCAACCCACGTCTTGAAGTCGTGATCCATATCGAGACGTGGACCGGTTATTTTGATATCGGAATAACCCTCAGATCTCGCAACCTCCAGTTGCACCAGTTCTTTTGAGGCGTCTATCTGGTTGGAGTTATTTCGTTTACTATTCTTCGTGCCTTTGAGCGTGGGAACGAACAATCCAAGTCTCATCAACGCAATGGGTTGTACGGTATTGTTGCTGTTAGGGGTGAGGTCGCCTGTGAATAACGCCGGAACACTTTCGTCGATCGCGTCATCATCATCGATTAACGGTATGTTTTCTTTCTTCTTTTTTTTGCCTGTGGACATGTGGACACCTCATTGCTTAAACCGCTGGTAGCATACTTCATTTACCGTTAGCAGCATACACAAAACAGTCCACAGCATATCGCACGCCGCTCGCAGCATATATTTTTCCGCTGACAGCATACGCCAATGGTCTTTCAGAGCAGGCGTGGCGCGGGTTGCGAGGATCGGGGATCTCTTTTGATCTAATGTATGATCTATATAGGGATCTTATTATTGGGATCTATCCAGTTGATATGTGGATAACTTTTCAAGGCATTTTAGTACGTGAGCCTTGTTTTTGGTTTAATGTGATAAAAAATACAAGGCCAAGCATCAAATGAATATCAAACAGTCGCGTTACATCAGAAGACTTGAAGATGGGACTTACACCATCAAGTCTGACTCTAAACTGGTTGCTTCCAGGGACATGTGTGAGGTTTGCGGCATCAAAACCGCCTGCCCGATCTACAAAACCCGGGCATCACTGCTGGAACAAGGTGCGTCATTTGAAATCAACACATGCGCACGATACGTTCCACTCATTTCCTTCAGAAAACCTTATCTTGGCTTAAAGGAAGCTTACTTCAACACAATGCGCAGCGGCGTAACCTGGGTCAACCGCGTCAGTGAAAATTCTGTCGTTTGTCTGGTTGGCGCTGAGAACGGCGAGATAATTCGCTTTGCTCGCGTCGCGAAGGTATTCTCTGGCCCCGTCGACAAAATGCTCAAGATAAACGCCAGGTTCAACCATCTGTGTCTCGGCGGCAAAACGCAGGATGAGGTAAGAACCGTTATTCAAAAGTCATACGGTCACTTCTTAAAAGAAGACAGCTTGCTGACGGTGATCTACCTGAAAAGCCTAAAGCACGAGTACGATTGGGAGTATCATACCGAAGAAGAAATCCGAATGATGGAGGACATCACCCCTCCAGATAACGTCGTGAGTCTCGATGAGTTAAGACGCAGGTTCGAAGAGAAGATTTAACCGCGCATATTCCTCCCCCTCCGCTATTGTGAGGGGTTTTCTCGCCCAACCCAAACATTCCCCCAACTTAATCACAAAACCTCACTGAGAGCGTCTGGTGGCCTCGCTCCTTCCTTTATGATGAAAAATAGATAAGCATTTACTTATCTAATGGTGTTTAATATGCACCTGATGAAGTCGCTTGGTGGCCTGTTAACCCACTCTATCATCGAATAAAACAACAACAGGAAAACACATGAAAACGATATACGGTGTGATTTCAGACCCACACTATCATAGCTGGTCTGCGTTCTCGACAATCAGCGTCAGCGGTCTGAATTCTCGTTTAAAAATTCAGCTCGATGCAACCATCGAGGCGGCAAAAGCGATCAAAGCTTCTGGCGCAAAATACATGTTTGTTGCCGGCGACACATTCCATACGCGCGGCTCTATAACGCCTTCCGTACTCCACTTCGTCACTGAAGCATACAAAACCATCATTAACGAAATCGGTCTGGAAGTCTGGATGCTGGCAGGCAATCACGATCTGGAAACCAATGACTCAGTATTTTCGGCAAATGCGGCAGCATCATTGCAGTCAATTGGCGTAAACATCGTTTGTGGCCCGGCCCAGAGCGTGAAAATTGATGATGTAACAGTCCACTTTATCAGCTGGCGTAACAGTCATGCCGAACTGCTGGCGGATATGAAATCGCTTCGTGAGAAAGCTGGTGCCGGAATCCACGACATCGTGATCCACACAGGTATCAACAAAGCCATTCCGACAATGCCAGACGTTGGCATTGAGGCGAATGATTTGAAGGAACTCGGCTTCCGTCTGGTTCTTTCCGGCCACTATCACAATCACAAAGAGATAATCCCTGGTGTCGTGTCAGTCGGTGCGTTAACCCACCAGAATTGGGGCGACGTTGGTACGTTGGCCGGGTTCATGTTGGTTCAGGAAGACGGTTCATTCACGCAGCACGAAACATCGGCACCGAAGTTTGTATCTCTGGAAGGCGATGTGACTGAAGACGATATTCGCGGCAATTATGTTCGCTATCGCGCAGTCATTGAGAACGACGCCGAGGCAGTGCAAATAAAAGAGCAACTGGCGACGCTGGGTGCCGCGGGTGTTGTGACAAATCTCATCAAAAAAGCGTCGATGATGGCTGGAACTGCAAGCACCGAATCCACCAGCAAAATCGACAGTCTCTCTGAATCAATCAGTGCCTACTGCAAGGTTGTCCACGATACGGATGGCGGCTTCGATCTGGCTAAGCTCGACTCACTATGCAACGAAATCCTATTAGAAGCGGAAAGCGCGGGGACGTCTGAATGAAATTCCTAAATCTGAAAGTTGAAAACTTTATGGTCATTGCTGAGGCCAGCGTTGATTTGGATAGCCGAGGCTTGGTTCTGATTCAGGGCATTAACGCCGCGGACTCCAGTGCAGCGAGTAATGGCGCCGGCAAATCAACGCTGATGAATGCTTTGATGTGGTGTTTGTACGGGGAAACAGCCACTGGATACAAGGGCGATGACGTTCTGAACTCAACGACGCCAAAGAACTGCCGCGTTTCCGTGACCATTGAAGACGAAGGTAAGCAATATGCGGTAATTCGTCACCGTGCTCACAAAGAATTCAAAAATCGTCTCATTGTCCGCAGTGAAGACGGTGATTTGACCAAAGGCAAGGACACGCTGACTCAGGAACTGGTTGAGCGGCTGATCGGCTCTTCGAAAGAAGTATTCATGGCATCCATCTATGCCAGTCAGGAAGCCATGCCGGATTTACCAGGTATGACGGATAAAAACCTGAAGGCAATTGTTGAAGAAGCAGCTGGCATCGACCGTCTGACAAAGGCTTATGCTATCGCTCGCGACAGAGCTAATGCGATGAGCGCTCGACTGGACAGAGCAAACGCACAAGCCGAAAGCACAGTGTCGCTTATCACTTCGACAGAGACAGAGATTGAGACCAGTACAGCAGCAGCCGAGGCGTGGGAGAGAACGCGTTCCGTTCGTCTCGACGAAGCACGAGCTGAAGCGACTATGATCGAAGTCAAGGTAACAGAGGCCAGCATGGAAATGGCCGACATCCCGGCCACCATCAGCAAAATTGAGAATCAAATCACGGATGAAAAGAAAAAGCTTTCCGGCAGGGCTGAACATGATAAGAAAGTTCAGGCAGCGAACACAATGGTGGCTGATGCAGCGGCGGAGATCCGAGCGACTGAATCAGCCCGCGACAGAGCCGTTAGCGCAGCAAAAAAAGCCAAGCTGAATGCGGATAATGTCAATTCAAGCGTAGGCAAGCCATGTTCGACGTGCGGTAAGCCATACACTAGCGGTGATCTGTCTCACGTTCATGACAACTACGTCGGCGAAGTCCGTAAGTATGTAGGCGAAGCTAAATCACTAACAGCGGATTTAGCGGCCAAAACGGAGCGTCACGATAAAATCGTCGTGCTGCGTGATCGTCTTGTCGCCTCGACCCCCGACGTCTCCGCAATCACTGAGCGCATTTCTGAGCTTACCCGTAGTCTGGGTAACGTAAAGTCACGACAAGTTGAAATAAAAGCGGCAGAGAGTGCTCTGGCTCGCGCAAACGCACAAGTGAAAGCGATCTCGGAAGAAGTTAACCCTCACAATGCAGCCATTTCCCGTCATCGCGAAAATCTGGCAATCCACAAAGAGAAGCTGAAAGAGATCCGACGCGAAATCGAAGGGATGAAAGATCAGGCACTGCTGCTTGAGAAGGCGCGTCAGGTTTACTCTCCGGCCGGAGTTCGTTCACATATTCTGACGGCGGTAACACCATTCCTGAACGATAAAACGGCGGAATATCTGAGCACGATGTCGGACGGCAACATCTCTGCCATCTGGTCGACGATGGATACCACGAAGAAAGGAGAGATCCGCGACAAATTCAACATTGCCGTTGAGAAGACCGGATTCAGTAAAGACTTCCGCGGTCTGTCCGGTGGTGAAAAGCGGAAAGTGCGTCTGGCTTGTGCGCTGGCTCTTCAGGATATGGTCGCGAACCGGGCCAGCAAAAGCATTCAGTTGTTTATCGGCGATGAGATCGATGATGCACTGGATTCGGCGGGACTTGAGCGTCTGATGGGGATTCTGGAAGCGAAGGCGCGTGAGCGTGGTACGGTGATGATCGTCTCGCACAAGGAGATGAAGTCGTGGTTCCGCGAAACGGTGACGCTGGAAGTCAAAGAGGGCCGCAGCTATGTCGTTTAATCCGACAGGCAATCAGTTTGGTCAGATCGTTACCTGCGTTGCTGCAGCGCGGGTAATGGCTATGCGTTTTGGCGGTATTGTAGACTTCGGTTCTTTCACAAGCCATTACAAAGACAAGCTGACACACCAGCGCATTGCCGAGACAAGCGAAGCTCTGTTTGACGCTCAATGGATAGGCGATTCATCGCTTGTTTACATGGGGAATGTATTTGGTGTCGATCATATGGGCGACAGCATCATCATTTCGAGCAAGGAAGACACTGATATTGTCTTTAACCCGGTGAAGTCCGTCAAAATGTCTGGCCGTATCCAGCATATGAGCGCAAGGATGGCTGTTCGCCGCGTTCAGAATGACATGGCTCGATTTGGGCAACGACATAAATCAAAGGCATTTTCGAAGGTGGAGATGCCGGTAACGCTGATTAGCGATGGTGTTCTGCACTTCGGCATATGCTTCGATGACAAAGTTGAAACAGGTTTCATCGTGTCGGCTGCTGACCCAGATGACGCAAATGAAAGCCTTCAGTACGCCAGTGAAACTATGAAAAAACTGGCCGTTTGTATCACTGAAATATGGCCCGATATCATTGCCGGCTTCTCAGAAATTCGGGCATCGGACTGCGAACTTGATGAATTTAGCGAGGTGAGAGAGCTTCGAAAAGCTAACCCCATTTGGGGAACGTGGTAACAACAAAGGAAAGCACATGAGTAATAAAATTATTAAATTCGCCGGGTTTGACCCAAGTCTTCGCAACTTTGGGATCGTCACTGGCTCATTAAACCTCGATACGTCAGAAGTGTCCGATGTGTCAATAAAACTGATTGAAACAGAGGCTACTTCAGCAAAAAAAACTGTTCGAACCAATAGCGATGATCTGCGTCGGGCGAACGAAATATGGCGAGGCATTAAGCCAATCGTTGATAGCGTAAATATCGTGTTTGCAGAGCTGCCTGTGGGTAGCCAGTCTTCCCGCGCCCAAACGTCATACGGCCTGTGTCTCGGCGTTCTGGCGTGTATCGATAAACCCATTATTCAGTTGACACCAAATGACATCAAAATGCATATCGGCGGAAAAAAAGACACCTCCAAAAACACCATCATTGAATGGGCGGTATCTAAGCATCCGGATGCTGGCTGGTTTACGAAGAAGGTTAAAGGTGAAGTGAGTATTGTCAGCAAAAACGAACATCCGGCCGACGCATTGGCTGCGGTTTATACCGGACTGGAGACGGATCAATACCGTCAAGCTGTCTCTATGATGAGAGCATTCTTTTAAGTTAGCTTTATTGATAAGTAAGAGTTTACTTATTACTATAGGCCACTACATTTAGTGGCCTTTTTCTTTTGGATAACAACATGATTCGAATCATCAAACGGAATGGCAGTGTCGAAGCACTGTCTGAAGAGAAGTATAACCGCGTCGTTATGTGGGCAACGGACGGTGTTGATGGCGTAAGCGCCTCTGCCGTCGCTATGGGAGCCGCAGCGAGTATCGTTGACGGCATGACGACAAGCCAAGTACACGACGCTCTAATCAAAGCTGCCGCCGATCTTATCAGTGCCGACACACCTAACTACAGCCAGGTTGCTGCGCGTCTGAGTATTTTCAAAATTCGCAAAGATGCCCACGGCCAATACGAATACCCTGACTTCTACGAACACATCCTGAAGAACGTTACTCGCGGCGTTTATGATGACGAAATCATGCATAAATACAGCTGCGAAGAGATCGACGAGCTGGGCGCGTACATGAAGCCTGAGCGTGACGACAACTTCGGTTACGCGGCCACGACCCAGCTGCGCGGCAAATATCTGGTACAACATCGAGTCAGCGGGGAAATCTATGAGTCACCTCAACATATCTACATGCTGGTGGGCATGTGTCTATATCAGGACTGGGCTGACGGTGATATGGGCAAAACACGGCTGGAAATGGTCAAAGGCTTTTACGATGTCACTAGTACATTCAAGCTGTCGTTACCTACTCCAATTATGGCCGGTGTCCGCACTCCTACTCGCCAGTTCTCAAGTTGCGTCCTGATCGAGTCCGGTGATTCACTGAAGTCCATCAATGCAACGACCTCGGCCATTGTGGAGTACATCTCCCAGCGTGCCGGCATCGGCGTTAACTTCGGTTCTATTCGTGCGCTGGGTAGCCCTATTCGCAACGGTGAAGCGACCCATACAGGTGTTATTCCGTTCCTGAAGCTGTTCCAGGCGGCTGTTAAGTCCTGTTCTCAAGGTGGTGTCCGCGGTGGTGCGGCAACGGCTTATTATCCGCTATGGCATCTGGAGGCGAATAGTTTGCTGGTGCTGAAGAATAACCGTGGTGTCGAAAGTAACCGTGTTCGCCACATGGACTACGGTGTTGAATTGAACCGCTTAATGTACCGTCGTTTGATCGAGGGTGGAGCTATCACGCTGTTTAGCCCTCATGATGTTCCCGGTCTTCTGAATGCCTTCTATGCTGACCAGGATGAGTTTGAGCGTCTATATGTTCAGTACGAAAATGACCCGTCAATCCGCAAAGAGTCTGTGCCTGCAGTGGAGCTATTCTCTTCGCTTATGCAGGAACGAGCATCTACCGGCCGTATCTACATCGCCAACATCGACCATATGAATACGCATGGCGCTTTCGATGAGGCTGTGGCGCCTATTAAGCAATCTAACCTTTGCGCCGAAATTGCCCTGCCGACTAAGCCGCTGGCATTTACTGACGATCCGAACGGCGAAATCGCGCTGTGTACTCTGTCCGCATTCAATCTTGGCGCTCTTGAGTCTCTGGCAGATCTGGAAGAAGTAGCCTTCTACGCTGTCTCTGCGCTGGACTGTCTGCTTGATTATCAGGACTATCCGATGTTTGCGGCGGAAACACCAGCCAAGGCGCGTCGTAGTTTGGGGATTGGTGTAACCAACTTCGCTTACTGGCTGGCTAAGAACGGTGCAAAGTATTCCGGCGTTGATGGAAACAAACTGGTTCACGAAACATTTGAAGCGGTTCAGTTCTATTTGCTGAAGGCCAGTAACCTGCTTGCATCAGATAAGGGAGCGTGCGAATGGTTTAGCCAGACGAAATATGCGAAAGGTTTGCTGCCTATCGATCACTACCGCAAGCAGCTGGACGCCCCAGAACTGAATGCCAACCACCCTCTTCTTCTGGATTGGGATGGGTTGCGAAAAGATATTGAGCGATACGGTCTACGCAACTCCACTCTGTCCGCTCAAATGCCCTGTGAGACCTCCAGCCAAATTACCAACTCTACCAATGGCATTGAGCCGCCGCGTGGCCCGGTATCCGTGAAGTCGTCCAAAGATGGTGTCGTGAAGATGGTCGTGCCGGAATTTTCTCGCATTGGCGACGCTTACGAGTACCTGTGGGACATCGCTGATAACTTTGGCTACCTGACCAAAGTGGCGATCATGCAGAAGTTCATCGATCAGTCTATTTCTGCCAATACCAACTATGACCCGACGCGCTTCCCCAATGGCCGCGTGCCAATGCAAAAGATGCTGACTGATTTGCTGGATGCGTATCGCATGGGGGTGAAGACGCTTTATTACCACAACACCCGCGATGGCGCCGGCGCTCGCGAAGACGACAAGATCACACATCAGGCGCATCTTCCATCTTCGACCGAATTTGTCGAGGAAGAGGATGAGTGCGGCGGCGCTTGCAAAATCTGATAACTAGGTGGGCGAAAGCCCGCCTTTCTTCTCTGTTTGAGAGCCTGCTAAGCCCACATACCATTACGTTACTGACAACTGAAGCGAATAAAAAATGACTGTTTACGATCTGTCTGAGTTCGAAATCAACATCCGCCTGGCGAAGTTGATGAAATTGCAGGTTCAGGAAATTGATGACAGCCGATCAACCGGCATGACGTCGTGGTATCACCACCAGATGCCGCATACAGTCTGGGTTACGGACGGCGAATCACCGTGGCGCCAGTTTTGCGCGACGCGTTCATGGGAAGACATTGGCCCGGTGATAACAGATTTGCAGATCGCGCTTATTCCAGAAGCCCACGAAGGTCGTTTAGGCACTGAAGACTCTGAAATGTGGGGTGCAAACGTCTATTACTCTGGCGGCGAAGAGTTTACTACTCGATATGTCCAGCGACCTGAGCTGGCCGCGTCTATTGCCGCACTTGTCGCGTTAAGCGGCACTGAATTTATTAAATAACAAAGGAAAACACATGTCATATTCAACCTTCCGTCTCGGCGCAAACGACGCGACGAAAGAACCAATGTTTCTCGGCAACTCCGTTAACGTTTCGCGCTACGACGTTCAAAAGTACCGTGAATTCGAAAAGCTGATTGAGAAACAGCTGTCATTCTTCTGGCGCCCGGAAGAGGTCGATATCTCGCAAGACCGAATCGACTACATGACGAAATTGGCCGATCATGAGCGGCATATCTTCACCAGTAACCTGCGCTACCAGACACTATTGGACAGCGTTCAAGGCCGTAGCCCTAACGTTACGCTGCTGCCGCTGGCTTCCATCCCGGAGCTTGAAACGTGGATTGAAACCTGGGCCTTCTCCGAGACCATTCACAGCCGCAGCTACACCCATATCATTCGAGGCATGGTTGATGATCCAAGCGAGATTTTCGACGGCATCGTAACTGATGAACAGATTATCAGCCGCGCATCGAGCGTATCGGCAGAGTACGACAAGCTTTATCAAATGGTCTGCGCTCGCGAGCATCTCGGGGAAGATGAATTTGAGCGTCTGTACGCGTCTGAGTTCGGCGGGAAGCCATACCCGATGCAACGCCAGCTGTTCCGCACCCTCGTGTCTGTAAACGCGCTGGAAGCGATTCGTTTTTATGTCAGTTTTGCCTGCACGTTCGCGTTTGGCGAGCGAAAGCTGCTGGAAGGCAACGCGAAGATTATGCGACTGATTGCGCGTGACGAGGCGCTGCACTGCGAAGGCACTGAGCGCATGTTGCGAAATATGCGAAATGGTCGCGAAGGTTTGCTGTGGAAGCAGATCGCCGAAGAAGAAGAGCCGTTTGTCTACCAGACGATGCTCGACGTGGCCGAGCAGGAAATGCGTTGGGCTGATTATCTGTTCAAAGACGGCTCGATGATTGGTCTGAATGCGAAGATCCTGAAACAGTACGTGAAGTACCGCACAAATCTGGCGATGAAGCGACTTCATCTCAACCCTCTGTTTGACGATGTCACTTTCGATCCGCTGCCGTGGATGAACAGCTGGCTGTTCACCGACAACGTTCAGGTGGCGCCGCAGGAAACGGAGATCCCTTCGTATCTGGTGGGGCAAATTGACGCAGCCGTTGATACATCAATGCTTGGCGGATTTGGCGATCTGTAAGCCTTTTAGTTTGTTTTTGTGACCTGGTTCGCTGGGTCACAATAATCACATCATTCAAATGCACGGAATTAAAAATGTTAAAGAAAGTATTAGAGAAATCTCGCCTGAAATCTGAAGCCAAAAATGGTGCAGAAATCGACACGCTTTACGAGATCTACCCTGGCGGCTTCGACATTACGATGAAAATCGGCGAGATGGTGTCAGAGTTTCATGAATTATTTCAGCATCCGATCGCGGTCGACGTCACGCCTGAGCTTTTAGAACTGCGGGCTGGTCTTATCCGTGAAGAGGCTGTAGACGAAGCTGCCGAAGCCGTTGAACGCCTGGACATGGATAAGGTTCTGGACGCTATGGCCGATGGTTTATACGTTGGTATTGGCACATTGATCAGCGTGCGTGGCGGTGTGGCTAACGCCATGGCCCACTTCACAAAAGAGCAGAGCGAAGACATTTACACCAGCTATGTTCATGCTCATAGCAAAAAGCCGCAGGAAGACATCATCCTCGGGCTATCTCAGTTTGGTGTGGCCGTAGAAGAGCTTGAAATTATTGCGGCCAAAATCCGATCTGGGTATGCGGATACCACCAGTCTGGCCGTGGACTTGCGTGGCGCAATGAATCGCATCTACGTGGCGTCACAGATGGTTTATCACCTGGCGGATTTGATGAATGTCCCTGTTGTTGATCTGGTGGCCGAAGTCCATCGCAGTAATATGACTAAGCTTTGGCCGGCTGACGCCGAACTGCGCATGAAGTTGGTTGCGAAGTGCAAATACGACAAAGATGACCTGGCATTCCGTGTTGCTGAAGGTCGGGATGGCATGATCGGATATCGAATTTCTGATGGCAAGATCCTGAAATCGCCGACATATGACTCGGCGGACTTGTCCCGGTTTGTTGATATGGCAATGAACTCAATAATCGGGCGTCACTTTTTCTAAAAAAGATGAATTATGCCTTGATAAGTAAATACTTATTGATGTATATTCTTTCCCGCCTTGTATTATTTTGTTTTGCTTAAACACCACCCCGTAAGAACCTTAGCGGTCGGCCATTTGGTCGACCGTTTTTTTTTCTGCAATACCTCTTGTTGTTGTGTAAAATAAGTAAATCATTACTTACCAACGAGAGACGAAATGAACGAACTATTCGAAAACGGCCTTTTGACCGATTCATCCTACGCCTGTGTTCTCGCGGAAGCCGCCTCCTCCAACATTAAGTCAGACAATCGCACTGGAACTCCTACTATTGGCACCTGCTATGTGAATTCACAGTATCCGCTCTGGGGCGCTGCCGTTCCGCTTATCTCCGCCAAAGCCGTCAATCTGAAGCCTCTACTTGTAGAGCTTGAGTGGTATTTGAAAGGAACCGGTGATGTCTCTTTTCTGCGCGAACACAACGTAAAAATCTGGGATGCATGGGTAAAAGAAGACGGCACGCTTGGCCCGGTATATGGCAAGCAATGGCGTCGCTGGAACGATACCCGGATCGTCAATCGATATGAATTCGTTAAAAACGGTCTGGACTATCGCAAGCGCGGCTACAAAGTCGAGGGTTATCTGGGCCACGAAGAAGATCGCGTCGTTCTCTCTCGTGAAATTGACCAGTTACAGCGCATCGTCGACAAGCTGCGAAGCAACCCGACTGATCGTCGCATGATGATGAGCGCGTGGAATGTTGGAGAACTCGAAGACATGGCACTGCCGCCGTGCCACTTCATGTATCACGTTTGGAGCCGCGAACTCGGCTTTGAAGAGCGTCTGCGCCAGGCCAATGCCATCGGTGAGGTTCATGCAAAATATCTCCACGAGTCACGCTATACGGCTCTACTGGCCGAGATTGAGCGCCGCGGCGAAGCCAGCGAAGAAATGCTGGACTCATTAAACATCCCCCGCCGTGCGCTCTGTTCGGCAATGATTCAACGTAGCGTCGATGTGTTCGTCGGTATGCCATTCAATATCGCCGGCTACGGCATCCTGACGTCTCTGATTGCTCAGATCACCAACCACATGCCGATGATGTTCTCTCACTTCGGTATGGACGTTCACGTCTACGAAAACCACATGGACGGTGTTAACGAGATGATGGATCGCGACATCCCGGAAAATTCAGACCCGGTCGTCATTTTTCCCGAGTCGTGGAAAGAGATTGATGACTTCTGCTGGCAGGACGTTCGCATCGAAGGTTACGCGCCGCATCCGTGGATCAAAGTGCCGGTGGCTGTTTGATATGGCTAAGGGAATGTTCGCGCTCGTGGAGCTGGATGACGTAGTCGCAGACAGCAGACACCGCGCCTCCGTAGACATTGAAAAAGACCGCATCGACATGATGTCCGGTGACGAGCTGATTTACCCAACGAGCAGGATGCTGAAAGGCTTCTATCGCTCGGGTATTGAAATCGTGCTGGTCACAACCAAACGTCTTTTGAAAGAAGAGCGGGAAGTTACCCGGGCGTGGCTTTCCGCTCACGGCGTCAGTTACGACTATTTGGTTCAGGCCGAAAGCGTGGAGCATCTGGCTCGATGGATCAAAGACAACCAGCGGGAAAATATTTTTGTCATGGCGATTTGTGCTGGCAACAAGCTAATCAGCATGGCGAATAACCACCCGCACAAGCCTCATATTTACCAGGTTCAACGATGAGAATGATAGCGGCCGTTGGCCGAAATTTTGAAATAGGCAGAGGAAATGATCTGCCTTGGAAATGCCCCGCAGAACTGAGTCTCTTCAGACAGTTGACGCATGGGTTCACCGTAATCATGGGCAGAAAAACAGCCGAGAGTCTGGGTAAGGCATTGCCGGGTCGACGCAACGTAATGCTGACACGTTCACCAGCTGTAGTGGCGCCTCAAGGCATCCAGAACGCCTCAGTCGAACGCTGTTTGCGCGAGTTCCCCAATGCGTGGGTTATCGGTGGCGCCGTCGTGTATGAGGTGATGCTTCCGCATGTGACGGAAATTTGGCTGAGCCATATCAATATTGAAGTGCCGGATGCAGACGCTTTCTTCCCGTTTGAAGCAATGCGTCAGATGGGTTTTGAAGCGGTTGATAAGGTGAATGAATTTGCTGGTGATGAGAATTCACCATCGTTTAAACAAATTGTTTACAGGAAGTTGAAATGAAAATTGGCCTTTGTGGTGCGCAAGGAACGGGTAAAACGACGCTGGCGAAAGCTTACAGTGAAGTGTCAGGTATCCCATACATCGACGCTAAAGTCGGCGATTTTCTCAACGAGATAGACGTAGATTTGTCACGAAGCGATATGCCGATTGTTGAACGGATGAAGGCGCAATTAATGGTGGCCGGCCACATCGCGAGCATAACTGAGGCGCCAGATCTCCTCAAAACCGGGTTTATTATCGACCGCACGCCTATCGACGTCATGGCGTACACCCACGACATTGCCGTTCCACACTACAAAAATGATGAGGTGCTGGAGCTGTATGCTCAGACGCATATGGTATGTATGGACGCGGTCTCGGAGAATTTTAATCTGTGTCTCATGCTGCGCCCCGGTGTCCAGCTTTCCTCGCAAGACCATTACCGAAAGCAGAGAGCCTCACTGCAGCCGTTCTACGTTAACCACATCGATATGCTCATGGTTTCGATGATCATGTCGTTTTCAACGAAAGTGGTTGCCGGCTCACTATCTCGATTTGCGTTTATGCAGGACGACGTTGTTGACCTGAGCCTCCGCGTCGATGCCCTGGAGGACATCGTGAGAAATATCGCTTTAAATTCTGTTACGAAGCGCGAGCCTTGTCATTGATATTGATCCCCTGTTCGCATGAGTCAGAATAATAAAAAAAAACAGAGGAAAGCACATGTATAGCGCTGCCGAAGAACTTGACAGAAAAGTTTCAGAAACCCTTGTGGACATAATCAAAAAGCAGACTGGCGGATTGATGACGACGAATGAGGCGAAAGCAGCCATTCATTCGGTGTTCTGTTCTGTCATGGGTCTGGTAGGCCCGGATGTCGCCGAACTTCTAGAAGAGGCAATGAATACGATAGAGAAGGAGCGACCGTCGCCGTTCCCTCTCTATCTGAAAACTGCCAATGGCGTTTATATCTCGGTAACGCCAGACCCTATGATCAGGAGAGTTTTCGTCAGGGTTATGGCTGGTGAATATCGAACAATGAATTACGAGTGCGAAAGCGCAAGCAGCACGATTAAAAAGGCACTTGAAGTGGTGCAGTTACTTGTCAAACAGGGTGCAAAACGACTATGACAGTTGCAACAGGTGTGGATATTGAGACCACTGGTCTCGATGTTTACTCAGGTCATAAAATTATTGAGATCGCTCTTGTCTCATATGAGTTAGAGACCTCGCGGAAAATTCATGAAGTGTCGCTGAGGTTCAACCCACGGCGCAGCATTGACGCGAAAGCCCAGGCAGTCCACCACATCTCGCTTGAGATGCTGGCCGACTGTCCACTGTTCGAAGATAAAGCCGCTGCGCTGGCTAAAGCATTGGCAGCGGCGGATGTGTGGGTCGCGCACAACGGTCGACAGTTCGATATCCCCTTCATCACCAAGCAAATGAGTGATTGCGGCGTAGAGCTACCGCAGCGTCCGCTGGTGGACACCATGGATGCGCGGTGGGCATGTGAGAACGGCAAGATCCCCCGATTACAGGAACTAGCCGTCGCCATGGGATTCGTCTATGACGAGGAAAAGGCGCATGGGGCGCTTTATGATACTGACCTCATGATGAAGTGTTTTATGAAGGCCAGAAACGATTACGGATTCTTCCCAATACCTTCCTGATTACCACCACACCAAAAAGTCGCCGCCTGGCGGCTTTTCTTATGCCTCAAAACAAGATGTTTACCTGATTGATTTATCTTTTATGCCTGCTGTCGCATGTCAAAATAACTTCATTGAAACGATTACAACAAAGGAAAAACACATGAGCGCTACACATTCAACTAATAAAGAAAACAGCAACGCAGACCTGATCGCAATGCTGTCAGAGCTAGATGGCTTAAACCCCATTGAAGAGCACGAAGAGGTTGCGGGTGAAGTTGTTGAGGTGAAAAAACCTACGACCTACACGACTGATGATCTGTTCAGCGAACTCTTGCCGCTGGTCTCATCTGAAAAGCCCGTCAGAAGTGAAGAAGAGGCGATACAGGAGCTTCTAAGTAATATTGATGATGAAATTAAGCCGATTGAGAAATCGATAGAAGTGGTTGAAGAGCCGGTTGAAGCTGTTGCAGCGCCAGTAGCTGAAGAACAGGCATCGGATACAAAGTCAGAACCTGAAAAGCCGAAACGCTCACCATCTTCAACCGGCGCTCGCAAAAAACGGTTCTCAATGGATCAACTTTCAGACGAAGTCATGGCTGAGCTAGGTTTTGAACGCAAAGCCTTCATGGATGCATATAATGCTTGTCCGGTAAAAGCGATGGACAAGGTGCAGAACTTTATGGCCTGGAGTCAGGGGTTGGCTGAGCTTAGCGTATATACCCAGATATCGGTCACTCATCTCATTAACGCAGGCACCAGCGATACGGCAGGATTCCGTCTGGCTATGATGAGCAATCCAACAAAGCCATACCCTTCATCGACCGCGTCAGCGCAGGCGGGGCAGATGATGAGCATCCTTCCGGTGTTGGGGATGGCGATCAAAGATGGTAAAACGCTCACGTTGAATGAAGATTCACCGTTGGTTAAGAAATTTAGAAGAGAAATACTTTTGTGAAGAAACATTATCATGCATAGCTATTTTTCGGTAAAGTTACGGTTTTGCTTATGTCTGATGCTGTGATATGTACAATTCTTTTGAAAGGAAGTTGTGTATGTTTGAAAACACAAGCGGCCGCTTTCTTACCTTGTTACATGCTTTCATGAGTTATGTTATGCTGCTTGAGGTATCATAAGGCTAAGAATCTTAAGCACTTAGTCAGTGAATTGGTTAAGTTATCTACGATTTGTGTATTAACAAGATGGATAAATGAAAATGGTTGTAAAAATGAAAAAACAAATCATAGCATCCTTACTACTTATGGTTGGCTTTAATGCGACGGCAGCACCTGTTTGTCGTTACGCAGCATTTCAATTAAATGAACCTTCGACAGAAGTATTGCTTTGCAAAAATACAACTGGAAATCTAATAATAGCAAGTAGAGTAAATGGAAGGATAGATAACCATTTTTGGGGGGTTCCAGATAAACAACTAAAAAAAATAGAGAAGATAGAAAATGGCTCAAATATAAAGGGGTATCAAGTTACTTACTATAATTTGTTGAATCATAAAGTGGTTGTTACTCTCTTAGTTAAAGATAATAATGGTGAAATAACCTCTGAAATGAGGAAGGTGAATAAAAAAGAACACGTAGATGAAACTATCAAAATGAATCCAAATGGTATGATATTCAATTTCTATTGAAAGGTCTTCGATGGGTGAGCCTATTAAAAGGATGATTTGCAATGAAAGAACAAATAGACTTAGCAATAAAAGAAGATAAGATTTTTTTTCTTGGTGAAAAATTACAAGATGATTGGTATCAGGCTTTTGCTGAGTGGTCTGATATAGCTCGGAAGGATAATAATCCTGAAGCATATTTCAATATGGCATATTGCTATTTAACAAGCAATGGAATCAAAAAAAATATAGAAAAGGCTATTGAGTATTATGAGCTTGCTGGATCATTAGGTTTAAATGAAGCCTACACTCACGCCTACAAAGCTAGGGCTGAGTATGTTTTCAAGGATGACATTAATGATTATATTTCTTATCTAGAAACTTTGAAAGAAAAGGGTGTTTGGAGTCATGCCCCTGACGAAAAAGGGTGCAGAACCTATTTTTCTTGTGAGCACGAAGCATTGCAATTTCAGGATGTTGTCGAAAAATTATCAATGACTTCGATTGAAAAGCGAGTGGCAAAAGCCAAGGAGTTGCAAAAAAAACATACGGCCCACTTCATAAAATTAGATTTGGCTTATTTTATTGCAATATCTGAAGTTTCCGCTGAAGTCGAGTATAGAGAGTCAAAACTTAGCGATATAGAAAACACAGGTCGAATAAATAAGGGCAGATCAGTGTTGCGCACAAAATATTCATATAAAGCTGAATATCTAGTCAAGTTAAAAAATTCGGGCAAGGAAAATGCGAAATTTGATTTAACAATCCGTGCTGCGAATGCGGCAGAAATAAAGGCAGCTCATGAAAAAGACCCGATGAATGGGGTGCAAAAGGTGTATAAAACAATCCCCGGTATAATATTATATCCAGGTGAGCAGAAAGAGCAGGCATTAGTGACTGATCTGCCAATAAAAGACCTAGGGGAAAATTGCATAAAATTTTCTTTTGATTTCAAAAGAGAATTTGAGAAATATTATGTGTCAAGTAGTTATAGAGGTCATATCAGCTATGATGTTGATGTCCAACCTGGGCGGGTTTCAGTTTCCAGAAAGGCAAGTGATGCTGAAAAATATAAGGTAAAGCAGTTTATAGCTTATGCGGTAGTAATCTTGGGTATTTATCTCTACATAAAGCACTTATTGGGTTGAACACTCCTAGGCCGTTCCACTACTTTGCCAGACTTTCTAAAAAGCCCCATGTGGGCTTTTTCTCTTGACTAGCACCATCGCATCACTCACCACAGAAAAACGCGATCCCGAGCGTTACAGAGAAGATCCCGATACGCCCTCTTGTCAGTTACAATTAATCCTGTAAAATAAGTAAGCATCTACCTATTTAAGTTATCCAGTGAACGGTTCTCAGAAAATAAAAAACAGAGAGCGCGATGGCAATCTACGCGACCTCTGGCGAACGCCTCTGTGGTTGTTTCATGCTTTCGAAGTTTATCTCGGCATGAAGTTCCAGGTCGACGTCGCGTGCAACAAAGACAATGCGATCCTGCCTGACTTTATCGGCGTAGAACGTGACGCGCTAAAGTCCAGCTGGTGCGAAGCCGGTACAATCGCATTCCTCAACCCGCCCTACTCCAAAATCAAACCATGGATAGACGCCGCGGCGCGTGAACAGGTCAATGGTGTTACAACTGTCATGCTGGTTCCTCAGTCCCTCGACACTCAGTGGTATCTGGACGTTAAGCGCAGCGCGAATCAGACCGTACTTATTGTTGGCGGTCGCGTCGCTTTTATGGAGCCAGATACAACGCTGGGATTGGTTGAAGTTCGCGAGAATACTGGCGGTAGCATGTTGCTGGTCTTCCGGGGCTTCTATGGCGCTGCTGGACACCAGACGACGGAGATCGACATCGGCGTGATGAAAGCGCTGGGCGGTTACGATCCGCTGACGGCGAAGAGAAAGCCTCGAAAGAAGAAAGCGAAGCCCCCCTTAATTAAAAAGATTTTAAAAGCGCTTTAAATACTATCCAGAGCAAGGCTCTTTAAGAGATTCAGGCACTGGCGTGCCTCAATCTCTGTTTTTGTCTGGAGTGGGGGGTTTTGAAAGCAACCTAACATCCCAGCTTTGCAGCCTGCTGCATGGTTTTACTATGGCTTTAAGAAAACAATTAGGACTAAAAAATGACTTATGAAACAAACATCGTCGCCTTGGCTGAAAACGAATTCCTGGCAAACACCAGAAAACTGATGGAGAGCCGTGATCAGGCTTTCACCCTCTACCAGTGGGTTGTTGACAGCCTCCGCGAAGGTAAGCACGCAGACGAAATCGGGATGCTGGTCGGTGACCTGATCAACTCGAACTTTGCGCTTGAGGTTCAGTTAAAAGGGCGAGCGGATGCTAGGTAATAGGTAATCATTTACTTATGTTTTTTTGGTGTGTATCATGTCGGGGTCACTTATAGTGGCCCCAAATTTTTGGCTAAAAGCTAACAAAATGGGATGACACCAGTCTCTCGGTGAGAAACGGTCGGGACTGGTGGAGCAGTGAGAACCATGGGAATAGGCTCATGGGGGAGACCCAGACGGGATGTTGTGGCAAAGGGTCTGTATTGCCGGTGTGGATGTGGGTTTGGTAACTCACGTCGGTTGAGGGCAAAAGCTACAAGGCTGTGAGATGGGGGGGGGCTACTTAGATACCCGTCACGCAGAATAAAAGCTCAACCATTAAATTCTAAGAGGAACCTGTACGAGTAAGCCCTTTCCAGCAGAATGAGAGTGCTTACCAGTGGGGGGAGTTGCTGGACCTACGCCTAACTTTTTCGACTTGAAGAAAACACTGATTCGGCCAAACCATACAAAACGGGCCGAAGTTTTTTTTAGCGAAATCGTTGGGATAAGTATGTCCAGAAGCTCCTACCGAGAAAACTTTAAAAGAACAGAACGACAAAAAATAAAGAACAGCGTCTCCATTCACTTTCTAGCCAAGGCGATTAATAAAAATAAGAATTTGATAGCTTGCTAAACCCCTTTTCTAAACGTGATTTATTCACATCATCCTTAAATAGTTTGCTTACGGGAATGTCATACCCGGCAGAGGCACAGACGCTCTTTACGACCTCTTGGTTGTCCATGTCTAACGCAGGAGCTATCAACCCCTCTGATTCTGTATCGATGAACACAACTGCAAACATACGATCACCGATATATGCTCCATAGGAGTTCTTAGCATTCACTTTGCCGCAGTATGTTTTGTTTCCGTGAGCATCTTCATATGAATCATGCGTGTATTTTGCCGAGTAAGGATCTTTTAGTAGCTTACCCACACCCTGTTCTACTGATTTTTTTTCAACATCTGTTAACTCCCTGGCGTGAAGTTGTAGAGAAGAAAATGACAAAAGTGCGGCAATTGCAAGAAGGCGTCTCGCTTTGATGTTCATGTATGAAGCCCAGATTATGAGATGAATTTGAGCAACTTTTTATCATAATGAGTAAAAACAAACATCAACAAAGTGTTGGTTACTTCTAGTTTCTTGCCTGGTGAGGTAAATAAGTGTTTACTTATTTATGTGTCTGATGTATGTTTTCTTTGCAAGGATGATAGCGCGGTTAGCGCTGGCCTCATGGAAGAGGCGACCTGAAGCGGCCGGTTAATCCGGCCGCAACCATTTTCACTCCGCAAAAGAGGCTTTATGTTCAGTCTCCTATTCCCAAGCAAGCGATTCGACCACCTCCAGCGCCATATGGACGACAAGTTCCGGGCACTGAACATGCGTATAGATCTGCTTGAGCGCGTCGTCAGTAACCAAGCCGCAACGATCTCCAGGCTGACTACTGATCAAGAAAAGGCGCGTATTACCAAGGACTCAATTCATGGAAAATTACCAGAGAAAACGGCTTCAGCCCCTCGCTCTGGCGGTTTACGTTCTGGTGCTGGCTCCTTTCGTTCTGGTTCCAGTAAGCCAGTCTCTGAGTCCCGAACCCAGCATTACAACTCACTCGCCAGCACCATTGCAGACGATCCATCCCCGTCATACCACAGCAGCCACGGATATCACCACTCAGCCGGTGGCTCTGGAGGGTATGACTCTGGATGCTCCGATTCGTCCTCTTCATCAGGGGCTTGTGACTAAGTCGCCGGCTTGATTGTAAATCAGTAAACAAATTGTTTGACAATATAAGAAAACAAAGGAAATCACATGTTTGGTATTTTTAAAAAGAAAGTTCGTAAAGCAGCCGTAGAAGTGAAGAAGATGGAAAACCGCGACGCCGTAGAAGCGACTGTTTGGGGTGCCTATGCGATCGCATATGCTGACGGCACCTGTGACGCGAAAGAAATCAGCGTTCTGGAAAAAACCATCTCTGCCCTGCCCTCTTTCTCTCCGTTTGCTGGCGAGATCGCCCAGATGAGTTCCAACATCCGTTCCCGCTACGAAGCGTCCCCGCGTTCCGCTAACGCTGAAGCAATGCGCCAGCTGGCCGAAGTTGCTGGCACAACCGATGCAGTTGACGTTCTGTGCCTGTGTCTGGATATCGCTGATAACGACGGTATCGATGAGAAAGAAGAGCAGATGCTGAAGAAAATCGCTCAGGCTCTGCAACTGTCTCTGGATCAGTACCTGTGATGGTTCGCGTCAGTGTGGCGCTGGCGCTACTGGTTCTGTCTGTGCTGGTGGACTTCACCAGCCGGATTCTGTCAGTGGCCGCGGACGGTGTTTTGGTCATAACAGGCATCACTCTGTTGCTACCAGTTCTAATGAAAGGTGCCAAGACAAAGTAAGGAGCTTCGGCTCCTTTTTTATCGAACTGTGAAATTTCCGTAGTTTGTTTTTTCGCCCTGCTCTGCTGAGCGAGAATGTACGCTTCAATTATTAAAGAGTGAAAACGTTGGAAGACTTAACTCCTGCAGAACCTAAATCCATGAAGTCAGTTGGATATATTTACGTCATTGAAGATGTTCAAAGAGGGCTAGTAAAGATTGGGAAGAGCGTCGATCCAGTCGCCCGGATATCCAATATTGTCAACATCAGCGGAATTACCAAGATAAAACAATTCATATCACACCGTATCGCTGGCTATAGCCAGGTAGAGCATCGAATGCATGTCATCTTTACAGACCATCGGGTACGAGGTGAATGGTTTCGCTGTGACTTCGAGGAGGCTAAATCAGCCCTGATTTCTATCCTCCCCGCAGAGATAACCGAAGAGGAGGTTGTCGAGACGAGAAAGCGAGACATGGAGCGTTCCGCATCGGCCTTAGAGACTATGCGTGAAAAGTTTTCAGGCTCATCAACCGATATACGGCGAACTCCAATGGACTGGACGCTCGAATTTTTGTCGTCAGCCCATCAATTCGTTTTAGCTCAGCAAAAGCTTTATGGCGATGTGAGAGCGCTGGGCCGGCTTGGGGTCGTTTACGAGGGCTATCTCGAGTTATTTGCGGCCCTAGAGGACTGCATCTCAATCGCGCAAGAGATAAACGAGGAAGAGGCTATAGCAAGTCTCACGAAATACGAAAGAGCCTGCTTTATAGATAAAGCGCGCAAAGCTGCTGAGTATATCTAAGCCTAATTAAACATGGACTGGCGCCTTTAGAGTCAGTTCATAATTAATCACATCAGAAAACAACTTGTTATCAAAACAAAAAAGGAAAACACATGTGCATTCGCTGTGAAGAACGTAAAGCCAAAAAAGAAGAAGTCCTGAGCCGTGCCAACGAAATCGCTGATATTGCCACCTTAGCTACTGGAGAAATCAACAACATTCCCGATGCGCTGCGGATGACAGCTCGTCTTGAGGCATTGGGTAGCGAAGGGCTGCTTGAACCTGCGAACTTGTTCCTCCTGATCGCCCACTTTGCCAGCCAGAACAAAGAGCTGGAGGCTCACAACAAGCGTCTGCATGAGACTCTGAATTATATGACGATGAGCGAAAAATCTGCGCCGTCGGACGGTAATAAAATGTCGAATGAAGAGGCGTTACATGTCGTCGAAACCATCGTAAATACCTTCGAACTGGCTCAGGCACGAGCAATGGACGGGGCTAATGCCCAGATCCGCGAACTGAAGAATCGCTTTAGCATTAACAAGTAAAAGTAGAGCGCAGCAGAAAGGCTGCGCTTTTCTGGAGCACGCTATGAAATTACCGCTCATTCTCTTAGCCGTTTCTCTGGTCGGCTGCAGCGCTCGGCCTGTTAACACAATCAAATTCCCTGATCGAGCATATCAATACGGTGTCTATGGCACTGTTCATGTGCAATACGACGTCAACAAAGACGGCCGCATAGAAAATATCGTGGTCAACGGCGACGACGACGGCTTTTTTACAAAGCAGATCGTCAATGACATGAAGCATTGGCGGCTTGAGAAAGGCCATCCGATGAAAGCCCAGAAGCTTACCGTAGCTTTCGAAAGAGATCGTGTTCGAGCTAAAGGTGGATTCCTTGAAAATTAAACTTCCCGGTCGTCACGGCGGCTGGCTATTAGTGGCGGAGACCCGAAAATGATTAATGGAAATGTAATTCGTCAGGCAAATGACGGCGGCAATACCTGGATAGATTGCTCAGAAGAAGCCTTCAAACGAGCGAAAGAAAACGGTACGCCGGTGCGAGAAGTCCATTTGAATGACGAATCCTTCCGTGCGGCATTTGATGTCTGGCAGGATAAGACGGATTGGGTTCAGAAAGACCGGCGTTTTGATGTGTTGAAGCCTTGGGGGTGGCATCGCGCCGATGTGCTGAAGGCATTTATTGAGCATCTGGAAGAAAGTAACGCTCAGGTCATCCAGTCACGCGACCACTACAAGCGCATGGCCGAGGAATCGCTGAAATGCGCAGCAGGTTGCCAGGTGGAAGTGGTTTCTGCGCCAGGTGGAGAGCGAGTGATTAAAGAGCCTATGGCGAAACTACCGCCTCACATTTATCGTGAGCTGGTTTCTGAACTGACGCAGACCGCAAAGAAGCACTGCGGAACCGGCTCAATGAGAGAGGCACTGAGTTACGTGCTTTCTCGCTACGTAGAACCGGATCACTCGAAGAAATGAATAAGGGGCAAAAGCCCCTTTTTGTTAATACCCCTGGAAGTAGGCATAGGGGATTTTTAACCCCCCTCTTCCGCCAAATGATTGTGAGAAGGTTTTTTGATATTTTGACGTATACTTCACCTGGATTTCAGAGCCAGTCCATTTAATGAGAAGACCAGAATAACCTGTCGATTCACCATCGTCAGAAATATTGCCAGGCACCATGTTCATCAAAATCCACGGATTGAAGCCCGGAGAGAAAGACACTATCTGACTATCGACCGGCGAGTTTGCTGGTAGATCGATAAAGCCCCTGACGCGAGGCACACGACTGGCGCTTTTTGCGCTCCATATCAGATCGCCGTTACCATTCATCACATCAAGATACCCACTTTCAACCCCAAGGTTTCGAGTTGTCCTGATGATTTGTCCGCTTCCGTTCTGAAAGCTAAAGGCGCCAGGCATGGCGAAGGCACCGGCATTTAAACGAAACCAATATAGATAACCAGGAACCGGCATGTCAGATGGCTTTAGAAATCCGAACGGATACGACCCGCCGAACGGGTTATTAATCTGATAGTAACCGCTATCTGTCAGACCATCGATGTTTCTGATATCAGAAAAAAGTGTTGTTTTGTTGTCCGAGTCTATTTGTAGCGCCCCTGCGTCGTTATAGACTTCAAATCCGTAACTCATGTCTCATCCCTAAGCATATCGATATACTTCTACTGTGAAAGTCTGGGACGTGCCGTATCCAGACAGCGTAAATAAGGTAAATGCATTGTCGCTTACTGCGCAAAAAGCCTCGTTAAAGGCGCTTCCATAAGAACCGGCAACAATCACAGCGTAGGCGTTGCTGGCGTTGATACCCGAAACGCCTTGAGTAACTGAATTGCCACCGCCTGTTCCCACATTGTAAGTCCCTATGTACCTGCAGTTATAATCACTGGTATCGACAACAAGGTTCCCATTTTCGTCCCAGCATTGAAGCCCGAATCCCATAGCTAAATCCTTTGCAATGACCCGGTTTCAGTTCCTAAATTTTACAACCTAATAAAATAACCAAACAACTTGTTTTCTGCCTTTTTATACGTGTGATAATAAGTGAAACAAGAAAACAATTGGGCCAAGACATGATTTTCAGACAGCGTCACTATCTCTTTATCCGCGAGCACTACAAACACGACCGCTTCGAGGGGCGCAACGATGCCACTTGGGGGCGCGACTACTCTTATCGCGTGGCCCAGAGCGGTCTGGACTCACTAGCGAAGTATGGCTACAGCCTCATCTCGCAGCATGAATCGAAAACTGGCGAAGCAGTGTATTACGATCGCAACCTGAATATCCTGACCGGCGACCAGATTAAGGTCGCTCTCAGAGGGGAACTGGTATGAATATTATCGACAAGGCGCACATGTTTGCTGCCGGCGCCCATGCTGGCGTAGGTCAAAAGCGGAAGTATACCGGCGAGGACTACATTCACCACCCGGTTGCCGTTGCGGAGATTGTGCGGAATCACGGTGGCACTGATGAAATGGTTGCGGCGGCGATGCTGCATGACACCATTGAAGATACTCAGGTGACGTTCGGCCACATCTTCAGTCTGTTTGGGGACCGCGTCGCCGAGATGGTCGATGCGATCAGCAATAAAGCACTGCCTGAAGACGGAAATCGCGAGACGCGCTTCTTCATTAACGTGAAAGCCCTGCGTGAGCGTCTGGACATGCAGAGCCGCGTCATTAAGTTGGCTGACCTGATTCATAACACTCAGTCTATCACCAGGCACGACCAGGAATTTGCAGCGCAGTACCTTGCTGAAAAGGCTTTTATGCTGCGTGTGCTGTTCACCGACGCTGAGATTGGTGTGTCGGGCGAAGAGATAGAGTCCAGAACCGGCGACCACCCTCTTTTGATTGAAGCGGAGAAGATGGTTGCCACGGCGCTTTCTCAGCTTCCCGACGAGCTATTCCTCAAATCAGATCGAATTAATGCCGAACTGATGGAGAAGTGGGAAAAGACGGAAGCCTGACACTATCAACCGAAGACCGCCGTCGCGGTCTTTTCTTAATGCCTTAAACAATTTGTTTTTTGCCTTATCTGGTGTGAAATAATATCAACAATAAGAAAACAAATTGTTTAGGAGTTAACTATGTCGACCGCCATTTCAATCATCAACAACACAGCTGGCACCGTGGATTTCCGCAAGGAAATGAACGTCATTCATGACATCGTGGCGGAGTGCGAAAGCGAGATCGCCTTGATGAATCAGGTGCATGATTTCGTTTATTCCGGCTCGCGCGTGTCGATGATCAACCGCCTGCAGGAATTGAGCCGCAGACCGAACGATGAGAATCTCCGCAGCGTGCCGAAGTTGAGCGCAGTTGATTTGGATTTCGTAAAGCAAAACATCTGGGCGGAATACTGGCGCAAGGTTACTGATATGACCGGTGCTCTTCTCATCATGCCAGCTGAGCGCCGCGACCAGTGGCGTGCCCAGTTCACGCTAGGCGTCCAGAAGACCGTTAAAAAAGATTTTGGCGGATTTGAGCGCCGCGTTGACGAGTTCGTTGGCGTGCCAGAGTTCACGGCCGAAACAGTTATCCCGACGATGACCTCGCTACTGAATGACCGTCATAAGTATCTGGCTGAGCGCGTATATGGCTTGTTCAAGGCACTGAGTCCTACGCACAAAACCAACAAAACATACGGCTTCAGTGAAAAGTTGATCATCGCGAACTGCATTACCGATTTCTGGAACCGGAGCGTCTCGGTTAATTACCACAAGTCGGACATCATCGACGACCTGCGCGTACTACTGCACTTCTTTGCGCACAAAGAGTTTATCACCATCAATCCCTGCGCCGAGGCACTGTCAGCCGCATACAGAACGCATAACTGTGAAACCGGTGAATGGATGAACATCGACGGTAACTTACTGCGCGTGAAGATTTTCAAAAACGGTAACGCCCATTTTGAGATCCACCCCGACGTCGCCTGGAAGCTTAACGAGGTACTGGCACACAGTATGCCTGCAGCTATCCCGGCACCATGTCGAAAGGCACCAACAACAAAGGCGCCAAAAGAGTTCGGTTACATCCAGAAGACCGTATCTGAAAGAACCAGAGGTGTTATTCGCGATCGCCGCCATAGTAAAGACAATACGTGGTACTTCCCGGACTCGTCACTGCAAAAGGCTCAAATAGAAGACCTTGAGCGCACGCTGAGATTTATCGGTGGCGTGAAGGAGCGAGGCAGTTGGCTGTTCCCGTATGAGCCAACCGCAACATTCGACAGCATCGTGTCCATGGGCCTCATTCCAGAGGTTAAGTCACACCAGTTCTACCCAACACCGGCATCCATTGCTCAGTACGTCGCGCAGATCCTGAAATGCACGCCAACTGACCGAGTGCTGGAACCATCCGCGGGTCGTGGTGATTTGCTGGCATTCCTCAATGCGACGCCGGAGAACGTGACCTGCGTGGAAATATCGCCACTGTTTTGTGACATCCTGTCTGCAAAGGGGTACGACGTTCATAACAAAGACTTTATCGACTGGTCGAAGCAGCTGCCTTATGACTACGACAAGATCGCAATCAACCCACCGTATTCAGAAGGTCGAGCAAAAGAGCACACGCTCACGGCACTAAATCATCTCAGCGAAGATGGGATGATGGCGGCAGTCCTGCCAGCCGGGTACAAGCCGGAAGAATGGATAGGCAATCAGTTCGTATGTGCTAAATCAGGCCGAGAGTTCTCAGGTGAGTTTGAGGACACCGGCATCACAGTCGCAGTATTCGTTTTCAAAAGAGCATAGAGGCGCAGATGATTGAGTTAACGCTGAAGGAGTACAACGCCATCCACACAGACTATCGGGGCGTATGGTCAACGGAGCGAACCGACTGGCCCGATTGGGAAAGCGTGAGAGAGAAATTCATGGGCAAACGAACCATGATGAAGCACGGTGGTCTGTTGATTGAAGATCTTCACTTTCGTATTGTTTAGAATGAAACGGCTTGTAAAAAATCCACTAATCAGAGATTGAAATGAAAATTAAAAACATTGGCATCGTTGCAATACTTTTTCTGGCTTCAGGTTGTAATGATGTAGCCGTTAAACCATATGAAATGGTGCTCAACAAAACACCATCTCAGGTGGATATGGCAGGTTATACGATGGTTGATCAGGACGGGGAGGCAACGGACAAACCAATCAAAGCCAAGGATCGTTTTTCTCAGTATCTATACGCACCATCAGAATACGTAGGCAAAGCCCTCAAGGAAGAGAAAGACGCAGATTTAGTCATCTTTGGCACATTAGACGGGAAAATTGCGTTCTCCATCGTCAATGTGAGTGTGAATGAGATGAAGACGGTGCAGGATGTGCTGAAGAGTAAATATGGCCCAGCTCAGGCGACTCGCGCTGGCGTGAGAGATCAAGCCGCTTTCGAGTCAAGTCCAGGCTTCTGCAAAGCGTACAATCCAGAAGCAGGGTTAGAACAGAACCACTGCCCTATGGACTATTACGAAATTTACGGCAATGTAGATGAGGCATATATGCTGGTTAAGACTAAGAGCATCTACGCTAACGGCCCTGAGAAGTTGACAGTGGTAGGAATAACCAGAGACGCAAAAAACTACGAGGACAGCGTTAAGTAATCACCTTAAACAATTTGTTTTCTACCTTTTCTGGTTTGTGATAATAACGTCAACCAGAAAAGGAGAACCCAACATGACCCCTTCCAACACATACCTGACAGTCAGCTTGACCCACCCAGAAAAAGTAACCTCAGAGAACCTCGCTGAACTTTACCGTGACTGGATGAACAACTACCTTTCCGTCTCCGCGTTCGCAGAGGATTACGGCATCACAGTGCCACAGGCGGAGATGACCATCGCAAAAGGTCGCATGGTTCACGAAGCAGCCGCCGAGTGGTTGAAAGAGTTCAACAAAGCCTAAAACAACTTGTTTTCTGCCTATAGCAAGTTCAGATAATAAAACCATTAAGAAAACAACAAAGAGAAAACACATGAGCCTGAATATCACTGAGTCATATAAAGTCGCCGTTATCAGCACCGCCCATGTCACCCAGGCTGATTCCGAGATACTGCCTCAAATCTCCTTCGACCCGATTACTGATCGCGGCCACAACTGGATTCACGGCACTGAGTATGGCTGGATTGTTCGTGCCGGGCTTCATGCTGAGGCATGGAAGGAGTCTTTACGTGAAGCGGGGATCAGCTGGTCGGCGATCGAGAACATCGAGAAAGTCTTGGGCGCTGGTTTTGAGGTCGTGCATTTTGACTGCGACGCAGATACGATTGACGGCTTGCAAGTTTGGGATTGGTAACTATGCCTGAAGATGTAGTGAATGACTGTCTGGTCGAACTGGACAGAGAGATTACCCCGGAGATCATCGCCAAGATTGTACAGATGCTGCCGTCCGACATAACCCACCTCGCTGAAGAGTGGGGGTGGAACGACACTGAGGTTGGGGATAAGGTTTACACGTTCATCAAGTCGCACTAATGGAGATAGTAATGAAGAAAGTAGGCATTCTCGTTTTAGCACTTATGGCAAGTTTCGGTGCTTCAGCTAAACCTCTTACGGAAGCCGGTTTGAAAAAACATGCTGAGAACGTTTGTGGAATGAGAGATACATTGGATCTAAAAGTACCTTTCGATAACAAAGCTCCAACTGAGCCATTGAACACTGTAAACCGTGGTGTTGTTCATGCTGCCAGAGATGCTGCTCAAGTAAACAAAAAGGTCATTAACGGGAGTCTTTCTGACTGCCAGGACATCGTTGCAAAGCAATACAGTTCTGACGAGAAAAAATACGCCGCTGATTGACCTTTCACTGACGTAAACAGTCAACCTCTTGCAGTTTCTATAAGGAGAGGTTGATCATCACTTTCCCACCTAATCAACCACTCACCAACCCGCCACACCGCTATAAACAAGGCAATAACACACACAAGAAAACAACTTGTTTGCAGATCAACGTAACGTCAAACCAAAACCACTTTTTTCCCTCATTTTTTGACATTTCGCCATCGCCACTCTTACACCGCCAGAATCCCCACCAGAACGCACAGGTTTCGATTAAACAGGAAAAGCCACACCAACACCCAATCACAAAACAGAATCGTTTAAAACGCGTTACAGAGCGTTTAAGAGGATAAGCCAATCAGCTCGAAAATCGAGAGAAGAACCACCAACAACACATTCAGGCAAAACCTTTTATCATAACCGAAAGAGCGGAACCGGCATACCACCAACCAGAGGAAGTGAGGCTCAAAAATTCCCAAGAACACCACTCGACTTATCGCAGGCATTGAGACACCCGCCAAACCCCAACAGGCACGAAAACACCATCCAGCTTTCCCCAGGCACACGAGAGAAACGATGAAGAGATAATCCCATACCTGCCATTCCTCGATAGCAGAGCAACCTCAAATTCCCAGAATTGCGGAAAGCAGTCAGGACA